GGACCGCTGCTTCAGCCGGCCCTGCACGATCACGCGCATGCCTCGCTGGAGCGACTCGGCGACGTTCTCCGCCGCCTGACGCCAGACCGAGCAGCTCAGGAACAGGCTCTCGCCGTCCCTCCACTCGTTGGCCTGCCGGTCGAACACGCGCGGCGTGGAGGCGACGCGGAACTTCGCCACCGGCGCCCCGCCCGGGGTGAAGCGCAGCTCGGGGTCGTCGACGAGGTTCCCGACGACGGTGATGGTGGTCTCGCCTGCCACGGCGGGATCCTTCCTGCTCGGGCCGACCCAGGTGAGGGCCAGCCGATGGGGCGGGTCAGGAGAAGAGCAGCTTCCAAGTGAGCGGACCGACGAGGCCGTCGGGGTCGCCGCGCAGCTCCGCGCGCGAGAGCTGGAAGTCGCGGACGTTCAGGCGGTCGGCCTCGCCCCACTCCTCGGACGGGCCGACGCGGTAGTGCTTGCCGAACCCCTTCACGACCAGGCGCTCGCCGAGCTGCTTGATGTACTTGTTCTTCTTGCCGGGCCCGAACATGTTGCGGCCGGGGAAGGGCGGCGGGACCGGCTTGGGCTTGCTGGAGCCACCGCCGGTGGACGGCTTGCCCGCCTTGGCGACGATGTCCTTGGCCTTGGCGAGGATCTTGGCGAAGGGGATGTTCCCCGGGTCCCCGTGATCGTTCTCCGGTACGTGGAGATGGCCGCAGATGCCGCGGAAGGCGTTCCACTCGGCGAACGTCATGCGGGCGCTGGTGGCGCCGTATGACGAGGGGTAGGCCGGCCACTCCGACGGGCCGGACAGCGGGATGCCGAGGTTGGTGTGCATCCACGCGATCAGGTCGGCGAGGGCGTCGTAGGCCCACTCGGGCGCGTCCGGCCAGTAGACGTAGTCGATGCCGGCCTTGAGCTTGCCCCAGGTCTTCTTGTGCGCCGGGTCGCAGCTGCCCACCAGCTCGACCTGGACCACGTTGCACGTGTTGGTCTGGACGCCCCCGGACTTGTTCACCAGGGCGCGCGCCGACCGGTTCAGCGCGAAGTGCTGGTAGATGTCGAACTTCTTCATCCCGAAGTTCGGCAGCGCCGTCAGGTTCGGCGCCTCGGCGCCGTTGCTGTAGGAGACGACGCTGGTTCCCTCGGTGGTGTGCAGGACGAGGGTGTTGGGGTTCATCAGGTCGCCCTCGTACGTGTCGCCGTACCAGTGGGTGCCGCGGATCGCGCCCGGGTAGAGGGTTGCGGTCATGGTGCTTCCTCCGATGCAGGTGGCAGGGGAGGGAGCACCGTGACCGGCGCGACCGGTTAGCGTCGCGGGCTCATTCGACGATGTCGGCATCCACGACCTGGTCGTCCGCCTGCTCGATCTCGGGCGGGTACTCGACCGCGTGCAGGGTGACGGCCAGGCGCTGCGCGAGGCCTTCGAGGTCGGCTTCCAACTGCTCCTCGCCGTCGTCTTCGGGGGCGAGCTGCGCCTCCAGGCCGTAGCCCTCGACGTAGTCGGTACCGTGCTGGTGGGTGAGGTACCAGGCGGCGGCCTTCCAGTCGGGCACCTGCCGCTTGACGGTCGTCTCCTCGACGATCTGGCCGGTGACCGAGTCGCGGAACCGGCGGGTGACCTCCTCCAGCACGGCGCCGCCGGCACCGGCGCGCTGGATCTGCGCCATGGCGCGGGCGGCCGCCTGCGCGCGGGCGCTGGTCACCTTGTCGTAGAGGTCGACGTACGGCACTTCCGACGCTTCGGGCCGCTGGCCCGCGCTGATCGCGACGGCCTGGTCGCGGCCGCGGGTGAGCCAGTAGGTCAGGGTGCGCCGGGAGATCCCGGCGAACTCGGCCGCGTTACCGAGCGATAGGCCCATGCGGCTGCCCTCTACGAGCCGTTCGATGACCTGGTCGGTCATCAGACGGGGGCGCATCATGACGGCCGGGATGCGAGGCGGCCGGCGCGGCTTTCGACGGGGCATGGCGAGAACGTACGAATCGGGCGGGTCTACTGTCCGGGCGTGAACAGCTCCCCGCAGGCGGGACAGCACACGGTGCTGGCCCGGTCGTTGTCGCCGCTGTCGGCAAAGCCTCCGTCGGCGCCGCCGAAGTCGGCGAGGCATTCGGCATCCGGGGAGCCGCCGGGCAGTGACTCCGGGTCGACCTGCCGCAGGAGCTGCTCCATTTCGTCGTCGCTGTAGTTCAGCGAGTCGAAGAGGGCGGCGTCGCCGGTTGCGAGTTCCTCCAGGTACTCGGCGAGTGACCGCGAGTCCCAGCCGGCTGCCTCAGTGAGCCGGTTGAGCTTGATGATGACGGCCTTCGCTTCGAGGTCGTTGCGTGAAGACCAGCCGCGCTGGACGGGGACGAGCCACCCTCCGTCCTCGTCTACGAGGAGCCCGTCGGGCAGTCGCGCACCGCGAGCCTGCATCTCGATCAAGGCCTCGCGGCGGCCGTGGCCTCCGATGATCAGCCCGGTGCGCTCATCCACTATGCCTTGGTCCAGGAAGCCGTGCGTCTCGATCGACTCGATGATCCGCTCGATCTCGTGCCGCTTGGGGTTGCCGGGGCTGGGCGTGAGGTCGGTGAGCGGGACGTAGGACGTGTAGCGCGGCGCAGCGATCGTGCTCATGGGGCCCCTCGGTGGCGTTGAGGTTTCCCCGGCGGCGGTGACGCGGTCAGCGAGCCCGCGGACTTCTACCGCGGCGCCCCGATGTCTCGCTGGGCGGGGCATGCCGTCATGGCCGGGCCGCGTCGTGCCGCCGGGCCGGGCCGGCCTCTTCCGGAAAAGCCGACTCGGGGCCACCCGGTGCTGCGCGTGTGCACGGCGCGCAGTCGTGGTGACCGCGCCGGACCGTAGGGGGGCAGATCGGCTTGCGTCGCGCGCTCGTAGTGATCGACTCCCAGACGTTCGTACTGTATGCTTTTTGGTGTCAAGCCAACGGCGATTCAGTCGCCGGGGACTGGTGTAACGAATGCGGGGCCTGCCGCGTATGAAGGGCTGACACCGCAACACCGGGCCACGGGCACCACCTGACCCTGACACCCCGGGACACAGCGAACCTGGGGGGAAGGACACCACATGAGCCAGGACAGCACGACCGCCACGGCCGTGGAGACGGGCAACCTCGACCGGGACGCCCTGCTGATGCGCTTCATCAAGAGCATCGTGGACGAGCGCTACGAGCAGATCGTGAAGGCGGCCGACGCACGCCGTCTCGCCGAGTACGCCGAGAAGGACACCACCACGGTCAAGCCGAAGTTCGGCGACCTGGTGCTCGGTACGCGCACTGTCGCCGAGCCGAAGGACAAGCTGGTAGTCGCCGACGACCAGGCGTTCGAGGCGTGGGCCGAGAGCGGCAACCACGGCACGTGGAAGTTCATTGTCGACCCCACGTGGAAGACCGCGACGCTCCGGTACGCCCGGTGGGACGAGGAGAACCAGGTCGCCGTCACGAAGACCGGCGAGGTCATCCCCGGTGTCATGCTGCAGAAGGCGCCGCCGCCGTCCACCGTCACGCAGAAGCCCAACCCCGAGGCGTTCGCCAAGCTCGCCGAGATGCTGCGGGAGGGCCAGTTCACGGCCGACCTGCGCGCTCTGGTTCCCTCGCCCAAGGACGACGAGGTAGAGCCCGCGCAGTAGGCCCCAGCAGCTACGCCCCGCCCCCCGCTTCGGGCGGCCCCGCCCACCCCCGCAGGGCCGCCCCTTCCGAGGAACCATGAGCGCCATCACCATCCCGCCCGCGGTCCGTACCCGCCTGCGCGACGCACGAATCCCGGCCCACGCCTGGATGGTCGCCGTCCACCTCCTCGTCGACACCGACGACAAGGGCTGGCGCACCTGCCACGCCCTCGCCGACGACACGCTGATGACCACACACCAGATCCGGCAGTCCGCCCGCGCCCTGGCGAAGGCCGGCCTGATCGAACGCCACCGCCGCTACGCCAACATCAACGGCCGGAAGACCACGACGACGTCGTACCGGCTCAAGGGCGGCGTCCGATGACCGGCGCCGCTTCGCTCCAGGAGCTGGAAGAACTCGCCCCGGAACTGGAGATCCTTCCGGGCCGCATGCCGCACGTCCAGTTCACCCAGGTCCCCAACTGGGTCTTCCTGTCCGGGGTGAAGCCCCAGGCCCAGGCGCTGTACGTGCACCTCGTGATGCACCTGAACCGGTCCCGCGGGGACAAGGCGGTGTGGCCCACCCAGAAGGCGCTGGCCGCGCGCCTCGGCCTCAACCGCGTGCAGTCCCTGACGCCGTACGTCGAGCAGCTTGAAGAACTCGGTGCCATCGACGTCAAGAAGCAGCGCTACCAGGGCAAAATGCGGCAGCGGTGCGTCTACACCGTCCACCTGGTCCCGCCCGAGGGCTACGACGGCCCCCTGGACCAGGGGCAGTGGTACGACATCTTCGACGCCGCCTCCGGCGAGCAGAAGACGGCGCAGCCCGAGCCCGAGCCGACCACGCCGGTCACCGAGGACACGGCACCCTCCGCCGAGACCACCCCGACCCCCGACACACCGTCCCCGGCCGCCGCCCCCAAGGCGCGAAAGCGCGGGAAGACGGAGAAGACGGAGGAGGAACAGGCCCTGGAGGAGAAGGCGACCCGAGGCGCCGAATGGTGGTGGGGCGAGCGGAAGACCAAGCAGAACCCGGCGCCGAAGCCGGGCAGGCTCGCCGAACTCGTCGCCGCCAAGAAGATCGCCCCCTACGTCGGCAACAAGTCCAGCGCCTACCACGCCACCCGGACGCTGATCTTCAACGCCCTCAAAGCCGGGTACGACGCCAACACCATCGCCAAGGCGCTCGAAGAGGGCGGCCGCGCCTTCCCCTCGCGGCAGCAGTTCGAGGACGCGTGCGCGACCGCCGCCGGCGTGAGCGTCAACCGCCCCCGGCCGGGTGGAGCGGGCCGTGCCCCCGCCTACAACGACGATGCGACCTGGGGCGCCGCCCGGAAGCAGCAGAAGACCGGCCAGACCCGGCAGGCCAAGCCGGCCGACGAGGACGAGTTCGGGCTGCGCGACCTCGCCGATTCAGCATGACCGCCAACCACACGTCCCGAAGGAGCAGCGACGTGGCGACCCCCGCCAGCACCGAGTTCCCTGCCCGCGGCATGGTCCCCGCCGTCGCGGCGATGCGCCAGGCCCTCCGTGACCTCAAGGCCGGGACGCTCGACACCTCCGACTTCAAGCCCCTCCCCGACGAACTCAAGGAAAAGGCCAGGGAGGACGGGTACGCCGTCGTACGACAGCAGGCGTGGACCACATCCCTGCGGCTGGCCAACCACGAAAGCTACGCCCACTGGACACTCGACCGGATCGACGCCGATGAACAGCACCGCGACCGTCTCCGCGACTACGTCACCGCGCTGTCCTGGGCGCTGCGCAAGGGCGTCGCCCCGCCGAAGCTGAACGGCATCGCCTACGGCAACACGGGCTCGGGCAAGACGACCGCCATCATCGCGGCCGGCAACTACGCCGTGCAGAGCGGGCTGCGGACGCGCTACCTCAAGCACACCCAGTACCTGGAGTGGCTGCGCCCCAACAGGGCCCCGGCCGGCCAGACGGAACAGGAGGTCATCGACCTCTACACCACCAGCAAGACCCAGCTCCTGATCCTGGACGAGGTGTGCAGCGGGATGGACAACCCGAGCGACTGGGCCCGCACCCAGTCCGAACACCTCATCGACGCGCGCCGGGCGGCCGGCTTGCCCACCCTGGCCGCCACCAACCTGACCAGCGACCGGATCATCGCCACCGTCGGATCGCGGTTCTTCTCCCGACTGGCCGGAGGCGCCAGCCTGTTCGAGATCCTCGGCGAGGACCGGCGCTGCCCGGTGAGCTGGGGAGGGGCCAAGAACAACGGCACGGCTGGCATCACCTGGGGGTGAACGGCCTGTACCCGCGCCCCGGGCGGACCAAGGTCATTCTGTTCTATGGTGTCCAACGACCCCCGGGAGCCACAGCGAGCCCCGGAGCGACACCGAAGAAGGAGTGATCCGTGGCGTCCGCACAGGCCAGCCCCACCGTCACCATCGGCGAGCGCCGAGCCAAGAAGTGGAACGACAACCAGCAGCGCGCCGTGTTCTACGCGTCGCTCGGCCTGATGCTGGCCTCCATCACCTCGATCCGGTGGGCGTGCGCGCTGATCGGCTTCCCGGCCCCGGCCGCCTGGCTCGTCGCCGTCGCCTTCGAACTGCTCGTCGCGATCATCGGTGACGCCGCCTCCTCGACCCGGCGCACCAACGACGACGGCTCGAAGGGCGGCTACTACGGCAGCCTGTGGGCCATCTTCACCTTCATGCTCCTGCTGGCGATGACGGCGAACGTCGGACACGCGGTCTTCACCATGGGGGAGGCCTTCACAGCGGGCGGCATGCCGGCATTCCTGATGGACTACCAGGGCGAGGTCATGGGGCTCGGATCCGCGTTCGCGGCGGCGGTACCGCTCGGCGGCACCTTCGGGTTCCACGTGAGCGGCTTCCTGCGAAAGTACGGTGCCGGCGCCGACTGGGTCGACGAGAACGGGGCCAAGCAGACCACCGTGTCGGCGCCTGAGCCGCGCGTCCGCCGGCGGAAGGACCCCGCCACGGCGGCCGCCGCCGTGCAGGCCCCGCGGCCCACCGTGCGCGCCACGGTCCCGAACCCTGCTCCGGAGCGGCCTGCGCCGCCGGCCGGTCAGGACCAGGTGCAGGACCAGGGGGCCGAGTCCCGCAAGAGCGACAAGGCGAACGTGCTCGGCGAGGAGCAGGTCTACGAGCTGATCAAGCAGGCCCTCGACGCTGGTGACGACCACCGGCTCAAGGCGAGCGGAGACCTCAGCGGTACGAGCATCGGGAAACTGATCGGGCTGAGCCGGACCCAGGGCTCGCGCATGCGGAAGCGGTGCATCAGCAGGTACCTGGCCGAGAGCGACAACGACATCCCGGGGTGGCTGATGCAGCTCGTGGCCGACGACGTCAAGGACAAGGACGGCTGAGCAGCCCCCTCTACCGGTGGCCCGTCTCCCGTGGTCAGGAGGCGGGCCACCGGCGTTTTCGCCCCCTTCCAGCACCCCCAGCCGAGGCTATTCGGCTATACTGGAAAAGCGCACAGCGCGAATGCTAGGGGAGAGGTTAACCCCCTGCGCCCCACACCATCGCCCGGTCACAGCGAAGCCAGGCGATGCACCACGCCAAGATCAGGGAAGGCGCAATGGCCGTAACCACCACACCCGCACCCCCGCCCCGCCTCAAGACCAGGAAGCCCACCGGCCGCGTCGGCTGGCCCCTGGTCGTCGTCGCCGGGGCCGAGAAGACCGGCAAGTCCTACATGTGCGCCGAGTTCGCCAAGTCGGACCTGATCAGCCGACTCATCTGGATACCCATCGGTGAGAGCGACGTCGACAGCTTCGGCCAGATCGCCGACTTCGACATCGCCGACGAGCAGGACGGCACGTACCGCGGCATCCTCAACTCCGTCCGCAAGGCCGTCGCCGAACCCCGCATCGACCCGAACAAGCCGAACGCGATCGTCCTCGACTCCGGCACCATCCTGTGGGAACTCCTGGGGGACGAGGCAGACCTGATCGCTCGAAGCCGAGCCGCCGAGAAGGCGGCCAAGTACAATCGGACCGGCCCGACTGCCGACGACGACGTCGTCATCGGACACAGCCTCTGGAACCGAGCCAAGGACCGCTGGCGCGCCGTCATCGACACCCTGCGCCGCCACGACGGCCCCGTCATCATCTGCTGCCGTCTGGACGAGGTCACCGAGTTCGACGCCCAGGGCAACCCCACCCGCAACCGGACCTGGAGGGTGAAGGCCGAGCGCAGCCTGCCGTACGACGCGACCGTGGTCCTGCAACTGCGCGAGTACCGGCGGCCCACGCTCACCGCCGTGCGCTCCCTGGTCATGCGGCTCGCCCCCGACGAGGAGCGGGTCCGCCCCGGCCTCACCCTCGACGGGCTGATGCGCGAACTGGGGATGGAGCGGAACATCAGCGCGCAGCCCGCACCGTTCATCACCCCCCAGCCGGAAGCTGGACTCCAGGAGTTCGAGCGGGAGGCCGAACGGCGAGTCGCGGCCAATGCGGCGGCAGCCGAGATGCGGCGCCACGCCGCCGAGGGCACCTTGCCCAGTCCGCAGGACGTCAGCCAGCACATCGCCGAAGCCCTCCGGGACGACAGCGACCCCCGCCGCACCCTGCTGATGGTCCGCACTGCCTACACCAAGGCCATCCTCCAGCGCGTCACCATCCCTACAAAGGCGTGGGGGCAGATCGACGCCGACAAGGCGATCGACAACCTGCTCGCCGACCTGAACCGCACGGCGGAGGCCAACCGCGGCGAGGACCAGGGCCGGCCGCCGCAGCCGCAGCACGACGGGGGCACCGTGGGCTCCCCGTCCCGCGAGCCGGAGGACAGCCAGGGCAGCGAACAGCCGCCGACCCCGTCGCCAGACACCCAGCCGGGCAGCGAGACCGAGGCGCCGCAGGGCACGGTGAAGACGCCAACGCCCACGGCGCCCGAGGCGGCGGCTGACAGCGCGCCCGCCCCGACCAAGCCCGCCAAGAAGGCGGCCGCCCGTCCGAAGACCCGACAGCAGCAACAGGCGGAGCGCGTCCGGGGGGCCGTCATGAAGGAGGCCGAGTACCAGGCGCGCGTCCTGTCCGTGGGCCTGCACGAGCACCTGGCCGACCTGCTCCCGGCCAGCGGACGCGTGGAGGACATCACCACCTACGACCTCACCGAGTTCGTGAAGGGTGCCCGCGCCAGCGTGAAGGAAGCGCTCGTCGCCGCCGGAGAAGCCGCCACGATCAGCGCGTACGCGACGGTGCCGGACGGACCGTGCATGACCATCGACGAGGTGTTCGCCAACTGCCGGATGCTCCAGGCAACACCGTCCTGACGGCGTGACGCGCGGCTGCCCCCCTTGCACGGCGGCCGGCCGCGCGCACGCACGCCCCCGTGCGCCCGCTCCCGGCGGGCACTCACAGAGACCAACGCGCGTGCGCCCCGTGCGACGCGCGCACACCACCGCACGCCCGCGCCGCACGCGGTACGTGCAGCCCCGCACGCGCGGAGTCGTGCAGCGTGCACGCCACCCCGCACGCCCACGCTCGCGGAGGCGTGCACGTGGGCGCCGTGCCCCGTGCGCACCACGAACGGCTCGACTGGCGCCGACGGCACGCCCGCGAGCACGCACGAGCGTCGCCGCACGCCGACTCGGCCCCCTGCACGCCCGCGTGCACACGCGCCCGTGCACGGCTTTGACCTGGAAAAACAAAGCTCGGGCCGGCTGCGGCGCACGCGAAGGGCGGGCGAGCACGGGGCACGCCGCACACGCCGGCGGCACAGCCACTACACGTGCACGCTGCACGGGAGCGCCTGGCCCGGCCGTGCGCCCGGCTCCTGCTGAACGCCTTGGCCGTGCACACCCGCCCGCGGTCCCGAACGCCGAGGGCGCACGGCCAAGGCGTGCGGGCAGCAGAAAGGGGCGCACCCAGCAGGGCGCGCCCCCGGTCACCAGACCAAGCGTCCGGCTACGGTCAGTTACTCCTCGCGCTTGGGCGCACGCGGCTTCTTCGCGGCCGCCCGGTCCTTCTCCTCCTCCTGGCGCACGAGCGCCAGGTACTCCTCGGGGTGCCGCCGCGCGAGTTCGTCGGCCGCCCGCCGACGGGGATTGCGCCGAGTCGGGAACCGGCCGCGCCGTGCGGGATAGGCGTCCATGACGAACTGCAGCAGCGCCTGCTCCCGCTCCATGGCAGTGCGGAACTCGGCAAGCCGCCGGTCGTGCGCACCCCGCGACTCTCCGGCCACGGGCGCCAGGTACTTCTCCGCCGCCCGGTGCAGCGCCTTGGCGGCCTTCATGGTGCGCCGGGTCAGGTCATCGGAGCGGAACGCGAGACCGGTCACCATCCGGGACACCTCGCGCCTGGCGGGCAGGTCCTGGACGAGGGCGGCGAACTCCGCCGCGAAGTCCTCGTCACTGAGCTGGGCGAGGAAGGCGATCTCGGCGTCGACCTCTTCGCGGCTCGGCCCGTTCTCCGCCGGCATGTATGCATCCTCCGTAGCGTGCGGCTGGCCCCTGTAGGGAGCACAGGGTGGCCGCCTGGCGACCGAACCCACTACGTGCAGGATCTTCGGGCCTGCGGGCCCTACCCTGCCCCGGGCGCCGTGCGCGCGGTTCGCGCGAGCAGCAGCCGTCGTCGGGCCACCTGACAGGGAGCCAATCAACCCTCGGGCCTGCTGCCCGTCTGCAGTGAGTCCGGCGGCCAGACGGCCACCTTGGGCGGATCATACCGGCCGCGGCCGGGCCTCTCGATTCACGCGCTGCTCTCCGCCCGGTAAACGGCGGTCTTCGACTCGATCACGTCGGTCACAGCACTCGGCTTCCACACCAGGTCGTGGGCGGCCTGAGACGCGGCCAGGACGGCGCCGATGGTGCCGAGGGTCGGGATGCCGTGGGTGAACTGGTCGAGGCCGCTGGTGGACGCCACGGTCACGACGCCGGCGATCCCGGCGACGACAACGGCGACGATCCGTTTGACCCGGGCGCTCCAGAACGGCTGCTGGACGATCGCGGTCAGCAGGGGGAGGACGGCGCCGACGCCGGATCCGGCGGCGACAGAGTGCAGGGTGCTCATGGGCAGGTCCTTGCTGGAAGGGATTCACGACGGATGGACCCTGCCGGGGGCCGCACCCTACCGTCGCGCGCTCACCGGCTGGGCGGCGTGATGTCGTCGGCGATCTCGGGCGGCGCCGCCGGCGCGGGGCGGCCGAGAGACCGCAGCGTGTCCAGCAGGGAGTGGATGTATTCGAGGGCGGCCGCCTTCCACCGGCGGTCGCGGCGCTGCTCCTCCTGCAACTTCCGGACTTCACGCTGAAGTTCGAGCTGCCCGGCCTCCAGGACCGTGACGCGCTCGACGGTCTGGGCGTGCAACGCCCGCTCCTGCTCCAGCACCGCCTTCTGCTGCTCGAACATGCCGCGCTGCTGGTCGAGCAAGGACGAGAAGCCCTCCGTGACGGTCTTCATCGCCTCGACGTACGTCTGGCCTTCGGCCGCCTGCGTCGAGGACGCCGCCTGCAACGTGGCCACCCGCTCGTCGACGTCACCGCGCCGCTTCACCTGCCGGTAGCTGAACCATGCTCCCGAGATGACGCCGCCCATGGCGCAGACGGGGGCGATCACCGGCGCCAGGGAAGAAAGCCAGTCCACGGCGCCCTCCTCGAACACGGATATGGGTGCGCGGGAGCCGGGGCCCGAAAGCCCGCGGCTCCCCGCACTGCGAACGCTGCACCACGGTGAACGCTTACGTCTCCGAGTGGGCCGGCTCCGCGGCCACCGCGCTCGGACTGACCCCGGACACCGCGTTCCAGCCCTGCCTGATCGCGTCGACGATCTGCTCGTCAGTGATGGCGGCGGCCATGCCGACGGCGTCGGACGCCCCGGTGGCCGCGGCCGCGGCGAGCAGCGGTGGCGTGACGACCAGGCCGACCATCATCGCCGCGGCCTGCGACTCGGTCGGGCTCAACACCGTCTTCGCCAGGTTCCAGCGCAGGGGGTAGCCGGGCGTCTGCGGGTCCTCGACGAAGACCTCCTGGGCGACGAGGGCGATGGCCATGCGCACGCGAGGCAGTAACGATTGCTCGCAGGCCAGATCGCACAGCGCGGACAGGGGCAGGGGGAGGGGGGCGGGCACGGCGGCACTCCTTACTTGGTGAAGGTCACACGGAGCTGCGGGGGGTTGGCCTGGCCGACGCCGCGGGCGATGCCGTAGTACGTCGAGCTGGTGCTGTTCGGGTCAAGGGCGATGCCGCGCCACGACGTAGAGTCGAACACGGCTGTGATATCCACCCATTTGCCCTCGTTGCGCTTCCACGAGATCGTCTGCGACTCCGAGTCGGAGGAGAAGGTCGAGGGCCTGGAGGTGTGCTTGTGGGCCTTGATCACGGCCTTGCCGCCCGCGTTCGAGTACCAGTGCTCGAAGTACAAGTAGACCTCGGCCTTGAGGATCGCGGCGCCGGACAGGTCGCTGGCCAGGGCGGACGGGAAGCCGATCAAAGCGGCCTGTACCCCGTTGGTGGAGCTGTAGTAGCCCTGGAGGCACCTGTTGCCGTAGTAGCTGTTGTACGAGCCGCGGTTTGCGTACGACCCGGACCAGCTCGCCGCGTACGTCTTGGTGTACTTCTGCACCGGCGGCGCGGTCGTGCCGCCGCCCGTGTTGTACTGGCCGGTCTCCGGGATGTAGGGGCCGATGTCCTCGATGTAGAACTTCCCGAGCGACGTCGACGCCCCGTACATGTCGATGGTCTGCCCGGTCGGCCCGAGCGCGTTGACGAAGGTGATCAGGAACCGCCTGTTCCCAGACCCGAGGCTCTTGCCGCTGAAGATGTGCTCCAGCCGGCACGTGAAGGAGTTGCCCATCGCCATCGGCCATACGGCGATGTGCAACTGTGGGCTGGTGATCGTGGGCGCTCCGGTGCCGCCACCGCGCAGCCTGAGCTGCAACTCGCCGCCGGCCACTGACGGGTTGGCGCGGGCCTCGAACACGACCCTGTACATGCGGCTGGCGTCGATGTCCGTGGCCAACTCGACGTACCCCAGCTCGCTCGCCGAGGCCGTGACGGTGCTGGCCTGGTAGTCGATGGCCTGGATGCCGCGCGCGTACTGGTTCAGGTACTCGCCCCAGTCCGTACCGCCGACGGTGAGCCCTTCCGCGACGGCCAGGCGCTGGAAGCCGGCGGCCCCCTCCTGGTCGATCGTCGCCACGGGCACACCGCCGCTGGACAGGGTCAGGTAGTTGGGGCGGCCGGTGACGAGCGCGACCGCTTCCTGCCCGGCGTCGTCGTACAGCTGCAGGCCACTGGGGCTGATCTCGGCACGGGCTCCGGCGAACCCCGAGGCCAGGACGACCCGGCAGGCCACGTTGTCGAAGGCCACGGTGCCCGCCGTGCCGGACACCGAGCCCATCACGACGCGGAGCCGCGTCGTACCGGTGGGGGCGGCCTCGGCGGGGACCGCGCTGACCGATGTCCACGTGCCCCGGACTGCGACGTCGCCCGCGAGCGACAGGGAGCTGTACCCCAGGAGCGTGCCAGAGGCGTCGAACCACTGCCCGTACAGGCCGAAGTGGCTGCCCGCCCAGTCCGTGGAGGCGAGGTAGTCGACGGACAGCCACACCTTCTGACCGGGCACCGCGGGCAGCGTGGCGAGCACGATGACGCGGTTGAGCGGAGTGGCGCTGACCGCGCTCACCTGCAAGGCGCGCGCCGTGCCGTTGCCGGCGACGAACGACCAGTCCGTGTTGCCGGCGATGCGCTGATCCGAGGTGGCGCCCTCGAAGCTGGGGTCGGCGATGACGTTGCCGTCGGTGCCGAGGGCGAGCCGGTCCGCGCTGATCGCACCGGCCTTGATGTGGGTGGCGTCGATCGAGCCGGCCAGGATCTTCGACGCCGTGACGGAGTTGACGGCGAGCTTGTCGGCGGTCACGGACAAGGCGCTGAGCTTGTCGGTGGTGATCGCCAGGGACGCGATCTTCTCGGCGGTCACGGACAAGGCCGTGAGCTTGTCCGTCGTGATCGACCCGGCGAGGATCTTCGGCGCGGTAATCGCGCCGTCCGCGATCTGCACCCCGGGGACGACGGGGCGCACGGCGGCGTTGTCGAACCACACGGCCCCGGCAGTGGCGTTGCCGGACTCGACGCGGACGCGGCCCTGGACGGCGTCGGCCGGGGCCGTGACGGCGCCCGCGAAGCGCGCCCACATCCCTCTGACAGGGGTGGTGTTAGCCAGCTTGCTGTAGTCGACGATCGTGCCGTCCGCCGCCTCCCAGCGGACCTGCATGCTGATCTCGGCGCCCGCCCAGTCCGTGGACGGGTAGTAGTCGGTGGCGAGGTAGAGCTGATCGCCGGGGGTGACGGGGAGCATGGTCAGCTCGGCTGCCCGGTACGCGGCGGCCGCCGAGGTGGCGTCGATCTTCAAGGACGCCTTGGAGCCGTTGCCGAACGTCGTGTCCTGCGTGAGGAAGGTCTGCTTCGCGGCGATGGCCGCGCCGCCGGCACCCTCGAAGGACGGGTCCGGCAGGATGTTCGGGCTGCCGACGATCGTCAGCTTCTCCGCGGTGATCGCGCCTGCGGCCACGGCCTGAGCCGTGACGGCGCCAGCTGCCAGCTCCGACGCGGTGACTGACCCGGCCTTCAGCTCTCGCGCGGAGATGGCGTCGGCGGCGATCTTCCCGGCCGTGACCGCGTCCGTGGCGATGGCGGCCGCGGTGACCGCCCCGGCGACGATGTTGATGGAGTCGACGACGCCGGTCTTCAGCGCCTCCAGCGTGACGCAGTCGACCTCCATGACGCTGGTCTGCGCCCCGCTCTGGGAGTTGTAGTTGAGCCACAGGTACGGGGCGATGTACCGGACATCGGCGTGGGCGAGGCCGGGCGCGCGCGGGTCGTTGTTCGGGCCTGCGGACCCGGTCGCGCCGGCCGCCGCCCGGCCGCTGATAAAGCCGATGACCTGCACCCAGCCGTCGGCAGCGGTGATCGGCTTTCCGGAGGCGGCTATGTAGTAGTGGCTGTTCGGGCTGTCGTGCGTGCCAGCCCGGTTGACCAGGGTCTTCCCGTCGGCACCGATACCGGCGACGCCGACGTAGAACGCGTCCGACGTGCCGGTGGAGCTGGTCATCCGTATCCGGGCGCTGAGCCGGTACAGCACGCCGGGCTCGTACGGGATCACCGTGGTGCCGAGGAGCCGCGTGTACCCGGTGGCGCGGCCTACGGTCTGCCCGGTGGGGGCGTCGGTGATGCCGGAGAGGTGCTCCCAGGTGGCGCCGGTGCTCTTGTCGGTGACGGTCCAGGCGGCCGGGTCGCCCATGGCGTCGACGTAGCGCTGCGCGGCGCTGTCGCTGAGCGCGCCGCCGAGGGCGTTGATGGTCACCGCGCCGTCGGCGATCTTGCCGAGGGTGACTGCGGCCTTGGCGAGCTTCTCCTCGAGGACCGCGCCGTCGGCGAGCGCGGCGGACCCGACCGCGCCGAGTGCGATCTTCGCTTGGGTGACGGCGTTCTCGGCAAGTTTGACCTCGGTGACCATCCCGTCGACCAGGTCCTGCTCGACGGCTTGCCGGGCGGTGCCCGAGACGGCCACCGAGGGGGCGCTGAGGAGGCCGGCGGTGTTCAAGGCGACCAGGCGCACCCACCGCTCGGTGTAGCCGTCGACGGCGAGGGTGACGCTGCCGCCGGTGACGTCGGTGATCGCCGCGGTCAGGGTGGTGAAGTCGGGCGTGAAGTCCGCGGTGGTGCCGACGTGCACTTGCATCGCGGCGAAGTCGGTGGGTGGGGCGTTGGAGTCGTCCCACCAGCCGTCCCAGGTGACGACCAGGCCGGAGAGCGCGGGGGCCACGGTGGGGGCGCCGGGCGTCGGCGGCGCAGTGGCGGCCGCGGGCTCCGGGACCAGGGCGATGCCGCCGTCCGGCTGCATGCCCACCGACCCGGCAAGCTGACCGTCCTCGGTGTAGATGTCGAGCGTGCCGCCCTCGATGGAGGTGTACGCGGCCTTGGAGGTGCGTTCGAGATCCCGGAGGCGCCGGTCGTAGTCGGCCAGCAGCGCGGCGAAGCGCTTGGCGTCCGACTGGTTGTCCAGGAAGTTGACCATGGCGCCGGATCGTCGGCGGCCGCGCTGGCTTGTGTCGCGCCCTGATCAGTAGTGGAAGCTGTCGGAGCGCTTCAGAGTGAGGGTGATGAAGCCGTCCGCGCTGATCTCGTCGGAGACGATCCGGTGCCATACGGTGACGTCTCCGACCCACGGCACGTGAACCTGGACGAGGATGTCGTCGCCGAGCGACCACGAGCCGAACCGGGCGTTGGGGTGGTCCACGATCTGGATGGCGGGGATCTGCAGGGCGGCGGTGCGGCCGGCGAGTTCCTGCTGCCCGCGTTTGCGGAGCGCTGAGTCCGACGACAGGGTCTTGTCGGTGACGGTGGCCACCCGGCGCAGGCGCCGGCCGCGGTTGCCGACGACCTGAGCCCGCTTCATCTTCTGCCCTTCGCCCTTGCCCAGGACGATGGCCTCGTCGGCGTAGTCATCGCCCATGCCTTCTGGCTTGGCCAGGGCGACGATGTTCTCTCCCTGTGCGAAGCGGAGGTCATCACGTTTCCGGCCGAGGCGGGGGGTGCCAAGCCGGATCCGGTGGGTGATGGTGTTGCTGGTCGAGTCCTTCCACGCGTGGGTCTCGATCCAGTCGAACTGGAACTCCGTGACCAACCGGTCGAGGGTCTGCCCGCAGTCAGGGTTGTCCCACCAGGCCAGCTCCCAGGGGTCGCTGCCGTCCTTGGCGCCCAGCAGTTCGCCCTTGTCGTGGCTGTCGATGACCAGGCCGATGTTGCCGTGTGGCCTCGACTGGACGTGGCTCCAGATCTTGCGGAAGGCGTCGAAGACGTCGATGCGCGGGCCGCCGTAGGGCTTCGGCGGGGGCGGGATCTTCTGCTGGCCCTTCTTCCCGTCTACCCAGCCGTCGTGATTTTTGTCCTTGCCCGCGTATGGGTCCTTCGGCGTGATCTTCTTGCCGGAGATGATGTAGTCCTCGAAGGGGATGCCGTGCGGATAGCTGCTGAACCCCTCGCAGTTGACCGTGGCCTGCTCCCCGTCGTACGACGTCTTGGTGACCACCCCGCCCCACCGGATCGCGCCGTCCACCTCCAGGTAGAGCTTCGTTCCCCACTCCTGCAAGATCGGAGCCCCGTCCGGGCCGAGGAGCCGCGCGTACTCGGGCTCCACCTTGCCCGCCATGGCCCCCGGCCCGGACAAGTCGCGCTTGGGGTTCGAGGACAGGGTGAACGGCACCTGCCAGTCGAGCACTTCCTCGGTCAGCGCGTCCTGCGCGATGAACCGCCACCCGGCCGGCACGACTCACACCTCCTCGTCGTCCGGGCTCTCGACGAACTCGACGTCGGCGATGATCGACGTCCCGCCGTCGACGGAGACGTCACCGGTTTCCGACTTGTACATGTACGTCTGCACTGTCAGCTTCTGCGTCGTGCCGCGCATCGAGCTGGCCACGGCGTAGTTGTCGGCGAGGACGATGGTCGAACGGCGGGTGCCGTTGCCGGAGTCGTCGTCGATGTAGGTGTCCTGGCCGAGGAGCGAGCCGAACTTGGTCTGCATCCGCGCGAACACGTTGGACCGCGTCATCCGGAACCCGGCGAACGTCATGATGATCTTCATGCGTGTCGCCCACGACGGCACGTCGATATCCCAGGCCGCAGCCCCTGGCCAGTTGTGCCACTTGTTGTCCGAGTAGCCCAGCGTCGACAGCGAGCCGGGGAAGGCGGTGTAAATGCGCCGGTCCCGGCGCGGGCTGACCATCTCCCGAAGGTCCTTGATCATCGCCTGCGTGATCGCCGAGGTGTTCGCTGGGATGTCGATGCGGGCCAGGGTGATCGCCGAGTCGTTGGGGCGCACCTGCCGCACGTCCGTCGTCGTCTTCGGCACGTTGGAGATCACTCGGGAGAAGATGTACGGGCCGGCCACGGGGTCCGAGGGGAGCGGCCACGTCTCGCCGTAGGAGTAGGGGTTCTCGACCCGCGCGACGATCAGGTCGGAGCGGGCCGATGCGCCGGTGGCTCCGATGTTCACGGTGTCCGAGGCCGGTAGCCGGCCCGCATACGCCTGGTAGGTCGCGCCCGTGGCCCGGTTGATGATCGCGCACGCTCCGGGCCGCACCTGCACCTGCGCGGCGGGGGACGACAGGGCCTTGACCGCCAGGTCGCCCGATCCGACGACGCCCTGCGCCCCGCCGAACGCGGCGTAGGCCAGAAGCCGCGCCACTTCGGAGCTGTGCTCCGCCTCGCCCTCGGTGAACCACGGAACGCTGTCCCACGACCCCATGTGCCCTGTTCCTCCTGCTGCCGGTCTCGGGTGGACAGCGGAGGATCACGGGCCGAAGGCGCTTACGTCGCGCCGTGCCCTACATGTACGCGTAGGCGTCCCGCCACGCCACGGTCATGAACGCCGTGGCGGTCGCGTCGGTGCCGCGCAGCACCACGTCCTGCCGACCGGGCGGCAGGAGCAGGTTCTCCAGCAGGGGCGAGGACCGGGTGATGAGCCCGGCCACGCTTGCGCTGCCCTTGAGTACGGTCCGCGCCCAAGGCCGAGGGTCGATGGTGACCTTCTCGCCCTGCCTCAAGGCCAGGTTCAGTTGCAGCTTCCACCGGCCGACCAGTTCGCACACCGGCTGGGAGATCGGGCCGGTGATGGTGATGACCGGCCACGTGGGCCGGTCCCCGCCGACCACGATCTCGCCGGGGGTCCGGATCGAGCCCGGCCCGACCATTGCCAGCGGCGCCTTGAGCGGGCCCTTGAGGCCGCGGTGGGGCGGCGGCGCCATGTCGACGCGCACGTTCTGCTCGACGTCGTCGAAGCTGCCCGTATGGATCGCGGAGAACGAGGCGACGACCGGTGTGTAGCCCTGGCGCGTGAGCTTGGATGCCGCGGGGGCGAACTGGCGGGGCCGCCCGTACCAGCAGCGGGACCGGCCGCCCTGCGTCGTGGACAGGACCGCGGGCGTGGCCATGCGCGAGCGGACCGCGCGCGCGTCCCACGCCTGTTCCATCCGGGACACGGCAGCCAGGTTCGCGCCGTGCCGTGCCAGCGGCGTGCTGCCAGCATCGACGGTGTCGACCCCGATCTCGAAGGTGATGGTGGCGCCGGCGGTGAAGTCCTGCCCCAGCCGGACGCCGTCCTCCCGAGGCAAGGGGGTGTCGTGGGTCTCGCCGTCGGCGTTCTTGATCTCGAACGGCTCCAGCAGGTAGTAGCCCGACTTCCACGTCCCGAAGGTGAAGCTCGCCCCCGGGTGGATGCCGTTCGCGCTGTACGACAGCCGCCATTCGCCCTCAGCCAGTGGCATGCGCCCCTCCAAGTCGGATCCGGCGCAGCTCGAACATCGCGTCGCCCAAGGCCTGGCTCGGGGTCATCGGCGCGCTCGTCATGGTCAGGTTCAGGTCGCCGCCCACGAGCGCTGCGGGGACGCCCTGCGGCGTGGAGGCCCGGCGCGAGATGGCGGCGGTACGCGCCACGCTGTTGTTCAGCGCGACGGCGCCGTTGGCGAACTGCTTGATCGCCCGGTCCGGGTAGACGACGGTCCCGCCGAAGAAGCGGGCGACCCAGTCGAGGATCTCCTCGGACCGCTTCCGCTTCGACGGCGCGAGCGGGATGTACGCCTCGCCGGGCGCGGTCTCCGGCTCCGCCCACAGCCGCATCTCGCCGGCGCGGGCTACCTGGGCGATGTGCTGCTCGGCACCGTTGGCGAACGCCTTCAGGCGGGCGCCGACGCTGGCCCCGAATCGGTGGATGCCACCGTCGGCGTACTTCACGATGCCGCCGTCGGCGTGGCCGGAGACCACCGACGGCTTGCCGACGGAGTTGTACTTGACGGTGACGGTGACCGTCTTGCCGGTGAGCGCGTTGATCTTGGCCTGGATCGCCTGGACCTGCTGGATGGGCGTCTTGTTCGGGGCGGTGATCCTGACGGTCTTGCCGTGCTCTCCGTCGACCGTCTTGATCTTGTAGCCGAGATCCTTCAGGGCCTGCTGGGCGGTCTTCGTCGGCGCCTTGACCTCAATGGACTTGCCCTTGGGCAGGCTGACGACCTTGTCCTGGACGCGCTTCAGGTCGCCGGCGGCCTGCTTCACGATCGCCTCGACCGTGACCTTCTTCTTGCTCGGCGCGGCTGCGATGTCCTGGGCGAGCGCGCTGATAGCGGCACGCGCCCCGCCCGTGGGTGCCGTGACGGCGACCTGCTTGCCCTCGGGGAGGGCCTGCACGGTGAAGCCGAGTGCCTGAAGCTGCCGCACGGCTTCGCCAGTGGGCGCGTCGATGCGGATGGTCTCGCCGCCCTTGAGCCCGTCGAGCCTCACCCGCAGGCCAAGGAACTCCGCCATCGCCTTGTCGACGCCGCTGGTCTGCATGATCGTGGTGACGGTGTCGGGGATGAACCCCATCTGGTTGGCGAGGGCTTCGGCTTCGGCCTTCGGGATGCCCATGTCGCGGGCCAGCTCGATCGCCTTGGCGCGGGCCCGCTCCATGGCGCCTTGGCTCTTGTCCATCGCCTCCGACATGGGCATCAGGCCCTGCTCCGCGGCCTCCTGGGCGCGCGTGGCGACACCGAGCATGGAGTCGCGCAGCTCGTTGAGCTGGGAGTTGAGGGTCTGCCCGTTGCGGGTGGCCGTGTTGACGAGACCGTCGCTGTCGAGCAGCGACTTGCCCCAGCCGTCGGCCCGCTGGATGTTGCCCTTCATCGTCTCGTCGATGCTGAGCATCACCTGGTTGAGCTGGGCGGTGGCGTCGTGGAACGACTGGGTGTTGCCGTTCAGCGCGTCGAGGGCACGCTTCAAGGCGTCGACGCGGGTGTCGGCGGACTGCGTCTTGTCGCTGAACCCTTGGACGGCGGCCGACAGCCGGCTGTAGGCGTCCGTGCCGGTCGTCCCGGCCGCATTCATCGCGTCGGCGGCCTCACGCGCGTCGCGCTGGCTCTTCTTCAGCTCTCCGTTGATGGAGCCGAGCGCGTCCGCCGCGTCCTTGTACTTCTGGCCCTGTTCCGTGTACTCCAGCACCGACGCCTTGTCGCCAGCGATGTTCTTCCACTCGCGGTTCTCGTCAGCGAGGTGCTGGAGCTTCTTACGCAGGTCGTCGATGCTGCCGCCCTGCTCCAGGTACCGGTCCGTCAGCGTCTTGAGGCTGACGTCGGCCTCCCGCATGACGTCGACCAGCTTCCCCTTGCCGTCGGCCAGCTCGGTGTCCTGGAGCAGCTGGACGGCGTGGGCGCGGACGTTGGCGTCGATCACGCCGTTGGAGTCCGCCAGGGCCTGGGAGAGGGACTGGATGCGCTCCCTGTGTGCTTCGGCCGCGCGGGCGTTTTGCTCCTGTTTGGACGCCAGCAGCCCCAGCCCGATCGTGGCAGCGGTGATCGCGATGCCGAGGGGGCCGCCGAGCGCCGAGGTGATGCCGCCGATGGAGCGCATGGCCACGGAGTTCGCGGCGCCGATCCCGCGCAGCGTGCCGGTCACGCGACCGCCCTGCGCCGAGACGCGCTGGTACACGCCGGCCATGCGGCCCCAGAGGCTGAGGTGTCCTCCTGCGGCGGTTGTGGTGCCCTGGAGCGTGGACCCCAGGGTGCGCAGGCCGGTGGCGGAGGCAGCGACGGAGATACCGAAGCCGCGCACCATGTTGGTGACGCCGCTGATCACCTTCAGCGCCAGCATCGTGGCGAGGAAGTAGGCCAGGGCGGTGTTGGCGCCCGGGACGACGTTCATCAGCCCGTTGAAGACGACCAGCAGGCCGTTGAAGACCACCAGGAGCAGGCCAAGTCCGCTGGCAGCCTGGGACAGGTGACCGAAGGCGGTCGCGAGGTTCGAGACGATGCTGATGATCGCCGGGCCGACCGAGTTGCCGAGTGCGTTGAAGAAGGTGCCGAGCGCTGGCATCAGCTCGGTGCGGATCTGGCGGATCAGGTCGGTGACTCCGCCGTCTCTCGCAGCCCGCCCGAGGCTGCGGACGAAATCCCCGACCAGCGCGTTCAACTCGTGGAAGGCAGGTGCGGCGTCTGAGAAGAACTGCCGCATCACCTTCTGGCCGGGGCCGGAGTTTGCCCACCGCTCGAACCGCTTCATCGAGCCCTCGAAGCCGTCGAGGAGGGCGTTGCCGGACTCCTGGGCGGCGCGGCCAACACCCCCGAGGCCCTTGATCAGGCTGCCGGTTGAGCGGCCGAGCTGGGCGGCCTTGTCCCCGGCGTGATCAAGGAATTTGGCTAGGCTGCCCGTCTCCCGGCCGGCGGCGACTTCGGCCCGCACCCACTGGGTGAACTTCTCGCCTGCATCCCCGACTCGACGGACAAAAGGGCCGGATGCCACCAAGAAGTCGGTGGTGGCGTGACCGAGGTTGGCCAGACCGTTGGTCATGTTGCCGACGACGTGGCTGTTCGTCGCGGCGATCTGCTTGAAGTCCTTGCGGAAGACGCTGGACTTCATGAACTGGGCGCCCCGCTGCGCGAGGGAGCCCATCTGCGACGCGCTGTCCCCGAGGGCCTTTTCCAGCAGAGGGAAGACGGCCTTCGCCAACGGGTTGACGTCGTCGGCGATCTTTGAGAAGAAGCGTTCGCTGACCGACGCCTTCACCTTGTCCCAGGCCGGGGACAGCGACGAGACGGCGGAGACGGTCTTGCGCGTCGACTTCGACAGCTTGCCGAGCGCCTGGTCCAGCTTCTTCTGCTGCTCCTCGGTGACCTTGCCGTCGGCGGCGAGCTGCTGCTGGGCCCTCAGCGACTCCTTGAGAGCTTCACCGAATCCGCTGAAGGCCACCCTGGTGCCGATGGCGGCACTGCCCGCCGCGGCGATCAGGCCGGGTATCGCGCCGAGGACGCCGACAGCGGGCGCGGCCGCGGAGACGAGGGCAGTGAGCCCGCCCGCGTACTGGCCGAGCGCGGCGACGGCAGGCTGGACGAGGGAGACCAGGCTGCCGATGAGCGCCATGCGCAGGGTGCGCCGGCCGCGCCCCCGGCCCGGGACCCCCAGCGTCAGGGGGACCTGGACGGGGTTGGCGTCGGCTTCGCCTTGTGCCCGGGTCAGCCACGAGCGGATGCGCCCCAGGAAGCCGCCGCCCGTGGAGCCGCCACCGTCGTCATCGGTGCGCAGCGGCACGCGTATGTCGCGGCGGGACGCCACCCGGGCCGCGGCGTCCAGCTCCTCGCGGAGCCGGCCACGGTCGATGCGGACACCGATCGTGGCCTTGACGCCGGCGGCCGCCTCGTCGACGGCCTTCTTGAGCCGCTTGCGGAGGCCCTTGTCGTCGACCTTGACCTTGACCTTGACGGCCAGGCCCTCCGCGGCCTCTTCGACCTTGGCCCGCAGCTTCTCGGCGAACCCTTCGAGGGAGGCGACGACCGGCACTTCGAGGCGGCCGGCCTGCATGCCCTCAGCCACTGCGCACCATTCCTCGTCTGGCAGCGGCCGCCAACATCTTCTGGTGGCCGCTCATCGGCTTCGTGGGCTGCTGCGCCTCCGGGGCCTCGCCGCCTGTCGCTGCTGTGACGCGGCTGTAGGGGCGGGTGATCGTCCGCGGTTCTTCGCGGCGGCGATCGGAGGCAAGCAGGGAGACTTCCTCCACGAGCTGCGCCAGGAGCTCGGTGTGCACGGTCCAGCCGTCGATCAGCGACGACTTGGTGCGGGACTCCTCGGGCAGGCCGTCGAGGAGCACGATCAGTCGGCGGAGTCCGATGAACCCTTGGTCCCCGGGACGGAGCCAGATCCCTCGGGCGTCGAGCCCGTGGTACCGGCTGAGGTCGGCTTCGACGTCTCCCCATCGCTCGCGGAGGAGTCGGCCGACCCGAAGAGCTTTCCCAGGTCGATCCCGTAGACCTTGACCAGGCCGGCCGTCAACCGGATGTAGTCCGGTACGGAGGGGCGGGCCGCGATGAACGCGCTGAACTGCTGCTCGCCGAGGAGGATCTTGTACGTCTCCCTGACGGCTTCCATGAACAGCCGCGGCAGGCGCGGGCGCCGGAACAGAAGCTCAACGACCTCACCGACCGCGGACCGGCCCTGCGACTGCACGAGGTCGCCGAAGAAGCCGACCAGATCGAGGTCGTCGCTGAGGATCGGGTCGAGAGCGTCGGCCGGCAGCTCGGCCGGGAAGAGGAACTCGGTGTCCTCGTCGAACTTCACGAGGATGCCGTGAGGGAACTGCACTTCGCGGCGCGGCGCGGCGAGGTCGATGGCGTACTGGGCGCTGCTCATGGGGTGTCCGGTCCTCCCGGTGGGGGTCAAAGCACCGGGAAGGTAGAGACCCTGATCAGCTTGCGTCGCGCGCTCACCGGTTCGTCGCCGCCCGCCGTGTCTCTCATGCGAGACACGGGCCGGAAGACCAAAAAAGGGGGCGTGTCTCTCAGCGAGAGACACGCCCCCTGACGGGTGCCGGATGCCTGCGGATCAGCGGCGCCTCTTCCCCTTCGGGGCGGGGAGCTGGCTGACCTCTTCCAGGACTTCGACGAACGGCTTGATCTTGTCCAGCAGCCGCTTCGCCTCGTCGGGACTCCGCTCAAGAAGCTGCCGGGCCTTGGCCGGGTCCAGAGTGGCGGTCACCTGGTCCCACTTCTCGACCAGCGACTTGCGCTCTCGCTCCGACTCGCTGAGGTCATCGAGTGCTTCGGCCTGCGGGTCGCCCCATCCGAGCTTGTCGATGGTCTCCTGAAGGCCGGCGGGCGTCTTGCTCTCCGACTGGGTCCAGACGGTCCGGACGGCCTCCTCGCCCACGGACCAGTCGTCTGCGCCGCGTGAGCGCAGTACGCCGAGGAGCTTGGGGACCTGGCGGGTGCTCAGCTTGTCGGGCGCCTCCGCGCCCAGCGGGGCGAGAGCCTTCACCACCGGGTACTCGTTGACGATGCGGTAGCCGTGGGCGCGGGAAATGCCCCAGACCTCCAGCAGGTAGTCCTTGAAGCGGGTGAACGGCTTGCCCGTCACCTCCGAGATCCTGTGGAGATACAGGCCCTGACGGTTGATCTGGTACAGCGGTACGTGCGCCCGCTCCACGAATCGCTGGTCGGCTGCAGCGACCGTGTCGCGGTACAGCTCCCGCTCGCGGTGAACGATCCGCTCGTAGTACGCCAGCCGGTCACTCGCGGGGGCGTCGGCCGGCGGCTCCGGTTCGGCTTCCGGCTCTTCGCGGGCCGCAGGCGTACTGGTCGTGGTGGCCGCGATGTCAGTTCCGCTCGCAGGCACGGGATTCGCTTCACCGGCCGGGCCCGGTACTCCCAGCCTCAGAAACGCGAACGGGTCCTCGGCTGGCGTGTCCCCGCTGAAGACGTCCTCCAATTCGCCCTTCTCGTCTTCTGTGTCGGTCTGAGGGCTGGTCATGCGGCCATCTCCAATCGGCTCTGCATGCGGCGGAGCATCGCGGTGGTCAGCTTGTCGTGGGCCTCGCCCAACTTCTCGATAGTGCCAGCCAGCCTCTTGTCCTCCGGGCGCTTGAGGTCGGCGAGTTCCCAGACGGACAGGCCCAAGCTGCGGGCCAGCTTGGCGGTCTTGAACGAGGCGTGGATGGTCTCGTCGAAGACGTGGGTGTTCTTGCCCAGCTTCTTCCGTGCCTCGCGGACGACCTCGCGGTGGATTTCGGCTGATCCGTTCGGCGAACCGAAGTGCACAATGCCCAGCAGCTCCAGGAACTGATTGACCTGCTTGGCCGCCGCGAAGGCGCCGGAGATGTCCTTCAGTGCATCGTCGAGCGAGCACACGTCCATCTTCACGGGGGCGACCAGCCAGCGGCACGCGCAGAGGACGAGCATCAGCATGTTGGGGTTCTCCGGCGGGGCGTCGATCCATACCACGCCGTACTGCTCCAGCAGCGGCTGCAGGCAGACGGCCAGGCGGCAGAACGCGGCGTACGGGCCGTCCTTCTGGGCGATCTCAAGGAATAGCGTGTTGAGCTGGCGCACCATCTCGCCGCCCATGACGACGTCGAGATTGGGGCGTACGTTCTTGACTGGGACGAGCGGAGTGCCGTTCCTCATGGCCTCGTAGAAGCGCTCGCCCTTGTCGCCCTCGTCCAGGCCGAACTCGCGGCGCAGGTTGCCCTGGCCGTTGATGTCGAGCGCGAGGGTCGGGATGCCCCGGCTGGCCGTCTTGGTGGCGTTGTTGCCGGTCAGCGTGGTCTTGCCGACCCCGCCCTTGCCGCTGGCGAAGGCAGCGACTTTGGAGAACTTGACGTAGTCGATGCCGAGAGCTTCGGCCGACATGGGCATAAGAGACACGACGGCGCCCTTTCAAGGCAACGGCGAACGGAACGCTCGCATTCTGCCAGGAGAGGGCGGCGGAGATGCACAGACCCGTAGGACTGAGCGGCTTGGGATGCGTGTCTCTCATGAGAGACACGCACTCGAAAGGGCAACGGAAGCCCGTGTCTCGCATGAGAGACACCAGGCCTACGCGGCGGGCGCGAAGGCGGGGTCGTTCGTCAACAGGTACCAGGCGTCCGCGTTGTCGCCGCCCTGCACGGCCAGGCGCAACGGCAGAACGGACTCCTTGGCCTTCTGGAAGTCCTTGCTGACGCCCTCCATCTGCATGGTGCGCGGCATGACGTATCGGTAGGCCTTCAGACCGTCGATGACCTCGATGCAGCCTGCGACCTCCGTCCGGCCGCCGATGCGCGGCGGCGCGAACCGGTAGTGCTTAGGGGTGTCGGCGCCGCCGCCTGCCGGGGTGATGGTGGTGATGGTGCCGCCGCCGTAGACGGCCTGGAAGTTCCGGCCGGACCACTGCTGCAAGTCGACTTCCACGGTGGCGCTGTCGGACGTCTGGAAGGTCCGGGACGGGAAGTTGGTCTGCGCGCTCTTGACCTGCTCGAACTGCGGCTCCTCGGTGAACTTCAAGGAATCCTCGGTGGTGAGGCCGACGCTGTACCAGCCGGCCGGCATCTCGGACGTTGCGTCCGCCGGCGCTTCGGTGCCGACGGCTGCCAGCCAGACCAGAGTTCGTGCGGGGACGACGATCTGATTGGCGTTGGTGATGTCGCCTGCCATGGCGGTGCTCTCCTCGTGGCCAGGGGGTTGGGCCGGGCCACGATGGAGACGGCAGGTGGCTAACGTCGCGGGCTCAGCGTCACTGCGCTTCCAGCGGCGGGTGGATCGTCGTGAGCAAGCCGAAGATGTGCCGTGGCTGGCCGTCGGCGAGCGGCGAGTCGATCAGTACACCGGACGGCCGTACGGAGCTGATCACGGGCTGACCGGGTGCGGCTGGCTGGTCGACCAGTTCCTTCGCGGCGAGGGCGCACACCAAGGCGATGCGGCGCAGGGCGTGCGGGCCGGGCCAGCCGGACGGGTCGCCGTACACCTCCAGGGCCACTTCCGGCTCTGTAGCCCACTCCAGAGTGCGGAAGTCGCCGCCGGCACCGGGAGTGACCCGTAGGTGCGGCCACGGCGCCTCGCGGACTCCTGATACGCGGCCGGGCCCGCCGAGCGCGGAGATCACCTTGGGGTGCTTGGCGAGCCATGCCAGGACGACGGCGACCGGGTCGGTGTCGGCGATCTCAGTTCCGGTCATGCCTGTCCGCGGGTTCGCGCGAGGTAGCCGCTGCTGCGGAGTTGGCGGGCGTAGTCCGGGGAGACGAAGGCCTCGTCGCCGGGCCGGACTTCCTTGCCGCCCACCCGCAGGTGATGGGCGAAACGCACCTTCTCCGGGGTCTGTCCGGCGCGCAGGGGCGGGCCGATGATGGAGGCGGCGGCCTGGCCCTCGGCGGCCGGCTCGGGGGCGGTCGCCGTGGTGGTGGTCTTCTTGGTGTTCGTGGTCATGGCGCGCAGGGTGCAGAGCGGCCCACGGTAGTGTCGCGTCCTCACCGGCGGGCGGCGACCGCGGCTGCGGCCCGCGCCATGTAGTAGGCGCCGACCGCCTCCAGATTGCCCGGGTAGACGGTGCCGACCTCTGCCTCGACCACGAACTGACCGGACGCGACGACCTTCGCCGTGACGGTGCTTCCGGTGATGACCGGCGGCAGGACGTGGATGTTGCGGGCGATGCCGTCGGGGATGGTGTGCACGCTGCACCGGCAGTTCTTCAGGTTCGCGACCGCGCGCGACGACTCGTCCCGCGGCTCCTTCATGTACGTGAGGGGGCCGACGCCGCGGTGCTTGCGGTCCCAGTCCATGCTGTTGATCTCGAAGCGCAGATTCGCCGGCCGCTCCTGCCCGTGGGCCTGCGCATGGGTGGGACGGACCCGGTCGTCCGCCACCGTGACCCACTTCTTCGTCGGCGGCGCGAAGCGCTTCGCGGCTCGCTCGACCTCACGGGCGATCTCGTGCACTTGGGGCGCGATCATCAGCGCCACCATGCGCTCCAAGCCGGGCTCCGCGTGGAACGTCGCCTTCGCCATCAGGGCACCTCCGGGGGGTTCAGCGAGCCGGTGACAGCGATGTAGTCCGCGGCACCGTATCCGGGGACGCGCCTCAGCAGGGCGGTCACCACGGTCCAGGTGAGCGTTCCGTCGCTGAGGACGTCGCCCGGCTTGAGCGGCCACGCTTCGGGATCGACCCGCAGTGTCCAGGATCCGTCGATCTGCTCGGTGGCCGCGCCCGGCCAAGTGCCGCGCGGTTCCGGCCGGGCGTCGGGCGGAGGCGGAACAGGCGTCCCGAGCGCATCCCGGGTCCACGGGTGGGGCAGGACGTACGCGGTCAGCTTCCGGTCGGGAAGGACAACGGCCATGGCTCTCTGCCTCCCGGGCTACCAGCGGCGCCGGTAGTGGCGGCCGCCGTACGGCCACGGGGCGGTGGGTGCCGCGGCGATCGTCCGGAACAGGCGAGGGCGGTAGCTGGCCAGCGAGTCCAGGGTGGGCGGCGCACCGACCTGTCCTGTCTGGGGGGCCGAGTCGTACGAGATCGACTGGCCCTCCGCGGATACGGAGGTCACCCGGCGCGTTCCGGACTCTGGGGCGGCGGGGTCGTTGCGGATTGCCTCTGCCGCGTGCGCGACGACGTACCGGACGATGGGCTCCTCGGCGGCAGCGTCCAGGCCGACGAGGAGGTTCACGCTGAAGGTTCCGTCCAGGTTGTCGACGTGCCCCAGCACGGTCACGACGTCGTCGAAGTGGTGGATCGGCCAGGCCTGCGGGTCGTTGAGGGCGTAGCCCCACAGCGGGGTGACGTTCAAGAGCTGCCGGGGGGTGGGCACGAGTGGGCGGCCGAGGTAGCTGGAGACGTCGGCCTGGGCGGCGCGGATCTTCGTCCAGTACCGCTCACGCTGCGCGGCGGTCAGGGGCAGAGTGACGCCGAGTTCGTCGGCGACCTGCTCCGCCGAGGCTATGAGCCCCGTGCCCCGGGGCAGGTCGACCCTCACGGTGCGGTCCGTGGCGGTCAGGGTCGGGGACGGCCTGAAGGTGACGACGCACCAGTACCGTCCATCAGCCAGCGAGTCCGGGAGCGTGAAGCGGTACACCGCCTCCCGGATTCGCTCTGCGGGCCCGGAGGTTGCTATGGGGGATCCGGTGCGGTCTGGGCTGTCGTACAGGTCGATGCGGTCGACGCTGCCCCCGGCCGTCGCGGGGTCGCAGACCGCGCCGGCCCACACCGGCCGGTAGTCGTACGTCGTCACCAGGTGCCTCCGCCTACTCGGCGGCCGCGGCCGTGGCGAGCTGCTGTCGAAGGCGGGCCGTGATCCGGTCCGCCTGGGACTTCTTCAGCTCCGCGCCGGCCGCCACCAGGAGCCGGGTGATGGGGGTCTTGTAGACGCCGATGCCGGTGTGCTCGACGAGGCGGACGGTGCAGCGGGCCCGCTCCCCGTAGGTGCCGACGGTGATGAACACGCCGTCGGGGTCCGGGATCTCGCCGGTGGCGTCGTCAACGATGCGACCGTCCAGGTCAGCGGGAAGCAGTTGCTGGGCGGTGCTCAGCTTGTCCAGCTCGGGGGCCGGCTCGGGCGGCGCGGACGGCGGTTCGAGCGGCGCGACGTCAGGAATCTTCGTCTCGACGTCGGCCACGGGCGCGGCCTTGTTCCCGCCGACGTCGGACGCCGCGTCCTCGGCAGCCGTCGGCTCCGATGTGCTCTCGGCGGCGGCTGCGGTGTCCTCGTTCTGCTCGGCGGTGGTGGTCTTGCGGGTGCGGGGCGGCACAGGGTCCTCCAGAGGGGGTCAGGCGTTGGCGGAGGAACCTTGGACCGCCCCGCGCTCTAACGTCGCGCTGCGCGCGGGTCAGGCGTAGGTGAAGCCGCCGTTCTTGGTAATGGTGCCGGCGTCATCGCCGACGGCGACGTTCACGGCGCCGGCCGTCCCGGCAGGAGTGGTGACTTGCAGCTTGCCGGAGGAGAGGATCTTGAGGTTGGTGCCTGCTGCGGAGCCGAACTTCACCTGGTCGACGCAGTCCAGGTTGGTGCCCGTGATGGTGACGACCGTCCCGCCCGCTGCGGGCCCGGTTGCAGGGCTGATGCTCGCGATCGTCGCCGCCGGGTAGAGCGCGTCGATCTGTGACTGGCGTAGTACGGCCCCGGCCTTGTACCGCAGAACCTTGATCGAGCCCTCGGGCACGCCGTCCCTGCTGTCGCTGGGGCGGGTGCCCTGGTCGAACGGGCGTGTCTCGTAGACGTCTGCGGTGACCTTCAGCAGGGGGTCGCTGACGGGGGTTGCGGGGAAGGCGGACTTGGGGATGCGGGCGCCGGCCGCGTTGTAGAGGCCCATGATGGGGGCTCCCTTCTCGGGTGGGTGCGGTTGGGCAGCGTGCAGGAGTCGGCGCGCTTGGGTCTCGGTCAGAGGATGCGCAGGTCGTCCCAGCCCTGGGAGGTGACGGAGAAGACGAGCAAGCCCGGTTGGGAGACCTCGCCGGACCGTATGGCCCACCAGTCGCTGCCGTTGTCCAGCGTGGGGGCCTGCACCCACAGCCGCCCGGCGCCCACCTGCTGGGTGCGAAAGTGGTGATAGTGCCCGGTCACGAGGATGCGGGCGTCGGCGATGGGCTGGCGGCCGAACGCCTGGGATCGCCACCAGTCGCCGGCCTTGTCGGGGCGCGGGTACTGGTGGCCGTGGGCCAGGCCCACGATCGTTCCGGCCATGTCCAGCGACACGGTGTCCCGCCACGGCTCCGGCGTGACGAAGCTGACGTGCCCGTAGGCGTCGGCGTTCTTGGCGTACGCGTCGGCGATCTGGCTCATGACCTCGATGCCCCAGTCGTCCTGGGGCGGGCCCACGGCGTCCTTGCCGCGCCGGACGCGCGCATGGTTGGAGCCGCAGGTGGCGGCCACGACGCGAGGGAAGGCCGTGGCGAGCCGGTCCAGGCCCTCGAACGTCAAGCGCCTGTGCAGCCTGATCATCTGGGTGAGGGTCAGGTCGTTGGTGAAGGCCTGCGAGGTGACGTTCTCGAAGCCCTCGATGCAGTCGCCGGCGTCGAGCCAGTACGCCGAATCCGGCGCGCGCCCGATCTTGGTCAGGTCGCGCAGGTGGTCCTGTAGCCGGTCGAACCGCTCGGCGACCCGAGCGACGAGTTCCTTCGTCCCCCCGTCTCGGCCCACCTTTCCGGCCTGCGGGTCGGCGTACACCACGGCGAGCGCGCGGCCGCTCTCGGGCGCTGGAGTGCGCGGCTTGCGGCGGCGCCGCATCACATCACGGATCAGCGTGTTCAGGTCTTCTGCAGAGGACCAGCCGGGGACGGTCGGCTCCACGAGGTAGCGGCATCGCCACACGGGGCGGGTGACGGCATCCTCGCCCTGCGCGTCGCGGTGCCAGGCGGCCGGGTCGTGGCGGGCCTCCACGAGGCGGACACGGTAGCCGTCGGGGACGGCCAGGCCGAGTTCTTCCACGCGGGCTCGCCATCCAGCCTCGTCCTGGGGCGGCAGGTCGGCGGCCGGCGCGGTGACGAGCATGGTGCCGCCGGGCTCCCACCGCACGCCCGGCTCCCACCCCTTCGGTGCGGTGGGCGCGGGCCGGGTGGTCTCGGGTGGGGTGGTCTGCTCCGGACCGGTGGGTGCCAGCAGGGCCTCCAAGTCGTCGTCAAGGCTCATGGAGCGCACCTGCATCCGTTGGAGGCGCCCCGCCGGCGGTGTCGGGCGACGGCCGGGGCCTGCACCCGGTGCCCATGTGCGGTGAGCGCGTCCGCGATCTGCGTGGCAGAAACTGTGCGGGTATCGAGCAGGGCGCGGAGCGTCTGGGCGGTGCTGTCGTCGATCGTGTCGAGAATCGCGCCGACGGTGCAGCGCGGCCCGCGCGGGGCGGGCGGCTGTTCGGTGAGCCGGGCGAGCGCCGCCATCAGCCCGCCGTTCGTGTTTGCCACGGCAGTCCTCGTTCTCGTGCTGGGGGAAGGGGCGCGGGGCCGGACCGTGTGGGCCCGGCCCCGCAGCACGTCCCGATCACGGGGCCAGTTCGGACCGGGCTTACGCCGGCTGGGTCCAGGTGCCGATGACGAACGACTCGGGCCGCGAGACCTCCAGGGCGACGCGCTCGTCGGCGCGGAAGGTCAGCACGCCGCGCTCGAAGTTGTCGGCGTTCTCGCTGCTCACCGTCACCGAGACGTTCTCCCGGTCGTAGAGCTGGGCACCCATGCCGAAACTTCCGAGCAGGTACTTCTCGTCCGGCATCGCCGTCGTTTCGACGACGTTGATCCTCCAGACCTTCTTCTGCGCGCCCACGGCGACCTGGAGGGCGACGCGGAAGGCGCCGTTGTCGTCGGTCTCGACCTCGACTTCCTCCCACATGTTCGGGGAGAGGACGACGCCGGTCGGCTCGTACTCGGCGAGCAGCGACCGCGTCATCGCCCGCCGCATCTGGATGCTGAACTTGTCGGTGTTGCGGCCCACGTACTGCTGGACACCGGGGGTGTTGAACAGGCCGGTGATGGACGTGCCGTCGCCGCCCTGGCTGTGCAGCAGGTCGTAGTCCTCCGCGAACTTCACGCCCTCCACGAGGCGCGAGTTGATGAAGTTCCGCAGGCGCGGCTCGTCGCTGAGGATGTTCTTGTGCCCGTCCAGAAGGTGGGCGATCTCGGCGATCGGGAAGGCCACCGGTTCGAGCTTGAGCTTCGACCGCGGGGCCTTGCCGAAGACGTCGGAGTCAGCTCCGGTGGGAGCGGACACGCCGTCGGCTGCCCGGCGTTCCGGCACCTGGGCCGCGTTGTTGACCCAGCCGGTCTCGCGGATGCCGAGGAGGACCGCGGCCTTGGTCTTCGCGGAGGGGAAAAGATCCCTAACGTGCCACTTGCGCCGCTGCGCCTCGGTGATGCCGAGGTCCTGAACGGACCCGAGCGCCTGGTGGGTGTGGGTGCCAGCCGACAGGGACCAGATCGACTTGCCCTCGATCTCGGCCCTGATGTACGGCCTCTCCTTGAATTCGCTGGCTGCCGCACGCCGGTAGGCCTCGGACTCCGTGAACAGCTCGCCGAGGCTCTTGGCCTCCACGCCGCGCGGGCTGCTGCCGTAGAAGGCGCCGGCCGCGGAGGTGCCGTCGGGGGCGTTGAGGTACTCGGACAGGTTCTCGGCGCCCTGAGCGGCGTCGATGAGCCCCTTGATCTCTTGGGCATCGCGGACGGCCTTGACGTAGGCGTCCCTCTGCTCGGTGCTGACGACGAACTTGCCGTCTTCTTCCTTGAAGGTCGAAGCGATGCGGTCGGCCTCCGCGCTCTTCTCCTGCAGCTGCGTCTGCAGGTTCCGCAGCAGGCTCTTGTCGGTAGCCATGGTGCTGTGCTCTCCCGGTGCTGGGCGTGGCGATGGACTGCGTCGCTCGCCCGGCCAGCACCGGGACGACCCGAAACGCGCGGGCATTGGAGAACACGGAAGGGGCTAACGTCGCGCGCTCAACTGGCAGGGCTCGCGGGCGACGCCGACGGTCACAGGCGCAGGGCCGCAAGCTGCGCCTTGACCTCCTCCTTGTCCAGGACGGCACGCTCGGTCTGCTCGATCGGCGTGTACGGCTCCCCGTCGTCCCCGTCGTCTTCGCCGTCGTCGTGGCCCCACTGCTCGGATTCCTCGCCGTCGTCGTCCCACAGATCGACGGGGGGCGTCGACGTCGGCTCGTCGTCCGCGTCGGCCGGTATCTCTTCGTCGGCGGACGCCGGCGCTTCCTCGTCGGGGAGGAAGTCGTCGTCCAGGTCCTCGTCCATGTCGTCGTCCGTGTCCTCGGTCGGCGGGGCCGACTGCTTCGGGAGCGGCATGGGGGCGCCCTTCTTCGCGAGCGCCGCGAGGAGCCGTTCCACACTGGGCTGGAGGGCGCCGACCTCGTCGGGTGTGGCGTCGGAGACGGTGATGAGAGCCGTCGCGTCATCGAGCGCCTGCGCGGAGGGCTTCATGAACCTGGCCTCGATCTCCTCGTCCGCGGTTGCGGTCCGCTCGCTGCCGTCGATGGGCACCGCCACCGTGGTGAGTTCCACCGGCTGCGGTGTGCCGAGGTCCACGTCGAAGCCGTCGACGGTGTACGGGATGGCGTAGGTGCTGCTCTCGCCACGCTTGCAGACGACGACGATGGCGCGGTCGGGGTAGGTGGCCTCGACGCTCGTGAACGAGTCCTCGTCGCAGTCGAACAGGGGCCGGGCTGCCTCCGCGATGCGATTGCGGAGCTGCTCGTACGAGTACGGGGTGGGCGCGGGCATGGGGGACTCCAGGGGGAGGTTCTTCGCTTCGCGGACGGCGGCGCGGGCGCTCTTGCTCTCCGCGGCGTGCGTGGCTGGGTAGACGCCGAGGGCGTCGTGATGGCGGAGGTTGCAGTAGCCGCGGGCGCCGGTGGCGGGCATGTGCTTGCTGGCGAGCGCCACGCAGCGGTCGAAGTCGCCGGGGCTGCCCCAGCCGATGAGGGCGGCGCCCTCGCCGCGCGTGTACCAGTCGCGCAGGTGCTCGGCGCCCCCGCGGTTACGGTCCGGCCCGCCGGCGGACTTGGCTTCCAGCCATACGGCGGCCGCCGTCTTGGCCTCCATGCTGGCCTGCACAGTGTCCGTGTCGACCGGGGGGCCGGTCAGGGGGATCGGCGTTCGCTTGGGGCCCTGCACGACCACCACGTCGTCGAAGCGGACCGGTATCTGCGGGAAGGGGGCGATGCCGGGCAGTCGGTAGCCGAGGGTGACGTGCGGGGTGAAGCCGTGCTCCTCGCGGAACTTGTCGGCGAACACCGACTGCCGCAGCGCTTCGGCGATCCGCGTGCGCAACTCGGTCAGGCCGGCGACGTCGACCGGCACCCACGTCACCTCGCCGTCTCCCGTGTCTGGGAAGCGGCCGATGCCACCGATGCTGCCCTCCAGCGGGTTGGCGTCGGTGAGCGCACTGCGGACCAGGTCGGCGAGGTCGTCCGGGTGCCCACCGAGTTGGGCGGCGTCTCCGAGGTAGGCCAGGGTGATGTGGAGATCGCGCGGAGCAGTGCCCTCGGGCTGCGCGATTCTCTCGGCGACGTCCCGGGGCGGGTACAGGGCGATCATGGCACCGCGGTCAACCTGCTGCTCCGCGTCCTTGTGGTCCATCTCGACCGCAGACCAGGTCGCCTTGTGCTCGATGTCCTCCCCGGACAGCGCCGACTTGACCTCCAAGGACCTCGTCATCGGGTGGGCGCCGTGTAGGACCGGGCTGACCTCGTAGAGATCCAGGGAATGGATGATCCGCACCCCGTCATGCCGCTTGCTGGCGCCGCCGGGCGGCACCTTGTAGCCGATGGAGAACTGGGCCTCGCCGTGATCGTGCCACTGCTTGACCTGCTCATACACATCGCGGCCGCGCTGCGTGCGCATGTTGAACTGCACGGTGGCGACGAGCGCTCCGGCCTCCTTGGGCCATGCGGAACCCCCCGGAATCGTCGCGAACCGCGGGTCTCCGGGCTTCCACTCCTCGACCTCCAAGACGACGCCCACGGGGTCCTTCCACTCGTGGTGGAAGACGCTTTTCACGCGGCGGGTCGCCAGGGTGCGAGCGAATGCTCCCGGCAGGATGAGGTCGTTGACCTCGTCGACGACGCCCGTGACGGCGAAGATGGCCCGTACGGTGCCCCGTCGGATTGGCGGCTTACGGGGTGGGGGGCTCGGCACGGCGGGGACCTCCAGGATGCGGGCTGATCAACCCGCGCACCGTGCCCCCGCCGGGGCCTTACCGTCCCGCGCTGCCCTCCTGGACGGCCTGCTCGAAGCCGAGAGTCCAGTAGCGGGCCTTGAAGCGCTGCTCGGGCTCGCCGTTGGCGTCGTAGGGGCAGTCCTCCAGCGTCTTGCCGTCAGCAGCCGCCTTGTGCGCCTCCTGGGCCACGGCGAGCGCTGTGGCACGGTCCATGCCCACCTACTTGCCCCCCTTCTTCTTCGGCTTGCGGGCCCCCGGGAACGGCGCGTCCTCGTCCTCGTCGTCCTCCTCGGGGGACTCTTCCATATCCGGATCTTCCTCGCCCGGGTCGTTCTCCTCGTCCGCGCCGGCGACGGGGTCTGCCGTAGGAGCCGTGCCGTCCGCGGCCGGCGGATCGTCGGCGTACGCGTCGGCCTCTTCGCCGTCGGCAGGCGGCTGTTGTCCGTCCGGGCTGGCCGAGCCTTGCTCGGGGTGCCGCTGTCCGGGCGCGACGCGCTGCATCTGGGCACCGTCGACATCCAGCGCCCACGCACTGCCGTCGCTGTACCGCCACACCTGCCCGGTGGCGTCGCGTACCCAGCCGGTCACCGTGCCGTCGGGCGCCCGGTCGAGCCACGCTTCCTCGCCGTTCTCGCCGGTGAAGGCCGCGAAGGCGTGCGCCGGATCCGTCTCGTCGCCTTCGTCGTAGGGATCGCCCGCCCAAGGGCGGGAGTCGTCGTGCGCGGGCGGCTGTACCTCGCCGACGGCGGGGTCGGGCGGGCCCGGTGGTGCCCCGGCCGCAGGCTGGGCGGGCAGGGCCTTGATCGAGTAAGCGAAGCGAGTAGTGGTCACGCGGGGAGGGTGGAGGCTGCGACCGGCTTGTGTCCCAGCGCAGCCCCACACCCCCGCGGGGGTCACGGGCGCAGGTCGATCAGCCGGGTGCGCTGGCGCAGCAGCGCGAGCACCGCCTGCGGGTCGCCGGGATCGAGTTCCCGACGCGGCCCGAGCGGGCCGAGCAGGACCGGTCTTCCCGTGTGCTGCTCGACCAGCGCCCGGATCCTGGCCGAGCCGATCACCGGCCGGTCGGCCCGGCCGGTGATCTCGACGTCGTACGGGCAACCGTCCTTGAGGACTCCGGTCGCCAACATGCGGGCTTCTCCTTTACCGAGTGGCGAGCAGGCCGAGGAGGAACGCGCGAAGGTCGTCGTCCTCGAACCAGTCGCCGTTGAACAGGGACTGCAAGGCCCGCGGCACGATCACGTCGGCCCGGCCCGACTCCGCGCTGCTGAATAGCCGCGCGAACAGTTCGTCGACGCTGGATCGGCGAGCGCCGACGCGACCCGTGTGGGTGCGGGCGTACCGGTATACCTCCTGCGCCGCCAGAAGGTCCGGCTGCGCCTGCTGCAAGTGCTCCAGCAGCGCGTACGCGGCCGTCCCGAGGCCGTTGTCGCCGAGGTCGGCGACGGACACCGTCCTGCTGGCCGGGTCGTAGCCGCCTGCCTCGGCGTCCCGCGCGGTCACGAGACGGCGTTCGGCCGGGGTGAGCCAGTCACGCGGGATGAACCTCTGCACCTCGGTCAGCGCGCGGGCCGCATCGCTATCGCTGTCCGGGGCCACGATCAGCGCGGACGCGCCGCCGGGGCCCATCTCGCGTACGGACGCCAACGCGTCGGCGACGACGTTGGGCAGCGCGGCCGCGTACGCAGCACGCATCCGGTCCGCCTCCGCGCGGGCATCGGCGGCCTCAGCACGCGCCGCCGCCAGCTCCAGGACGTAGTCCGGGTTCACGCTGTGCCCGACAGGGTGGGCGGCCAGGTCCCGGGCACGGCGTTCAGCGGTCTCCGCGTAAGCGACCGCCAGACGCATGTTGGTCTGCGGGTCGTCGCCGAGTTCCGGACGGGCGGCCGCAAGCCGGGTGTTGATGTCCCGGTCCATGTCGGCGCCAGCGGCGCGAAGCGCGGCCAGGTGCCGCATCGCGGTGGCACCCGGCCCGCGGTCGGCGGCCCGGTCCGGGGCCCAGCGCATCCCGTCCTGCACCGCCGGGAGGTCGCCGGCGGCCAGGGCGCGGCGCGAGGTGCGCTGGTACCAGCGGGCCCGCCGCGACGTCTGCCCGAAGCGGCCCGGAGCCGGCAGGAGGCGCGCCCAGTGCGCGATGCGCTCAGCGAGACCTTCCTCGTCGCCCGGCTGCGGCAGGTCGGCGCCCTGCGCAATGCGGTGCAGGCGCCGGGATTCCGGCCACGACTTCACCCGCGCCACCAGCCGTTCACGGAACCGGCGGAAGGCTTCGGAGTTCCAGGCACGGCGAGCGGCCTGCAACAGCGCCTTCACCATGGCGACGATGCGGCGGCCGATCCGTATGAGCAGGGCGATGACCTGCGGCAGAAGCCGCTGCCTCTGCGCGGGCGGCAGGTGCCGGACGATGCGCCGGGCGGTCGCCTGGCGGGTGGCGTCCATACGGCCGGACAGGACACGGCCAAGACGCAGCGCGTCCTCATCGCTCAGCCCGTCCCCGAACGCCTGGCGGGCGAGCGCCATCAACGCGTCGTCGACGTGCCGGGCGACCGTCTCCCCGGTCTCCCCAGTGCCGGGGCTATGGACGGGCGGGGCACCGATCTGGTCGGGAATCATCCGGAGCAGGTCAGCAGCACGGTTCGCGGTGTCCTGCTCGCTCTCTCCGTCCAGCGGCTCCAGGTCGGTGATCGTGCGCAGCACCGCCTTGATCGCGGCCGCGCGGGCGCGAAGCCGTTCGGCCTTGAGCCGCTGGAAGGCCTGCGCCCGCTCCCGGCCGGTGATGCCGGCCGCCTTGAGGGCATCGGCGGCGTCCTGGCGGGCCTGCTGCATGGGCACGAGCAGCGCCTCGGACGTCATCCGCTCGGCAACCTGCTGACGCAACTGGTGGATGCTGCCCGCAGGCTCCGTTCCGGCGATGGCCGAGTCGACGACCGCACGCGCCACCCGGTTGGGGTGGCCGGCCACGATGCTGTCGACGGACGGCGCCGGGTTCGGGTCGCGGCGCGGAGCATCCTCACCAGCCGGATCGGGCAGTTCCGGGAGCTGCCACAGCGGCTGATCCCCGGCCAGAGTGCGGGTGTGGCGGACGCCGTTGGCGTCTTCCACGGTCACCTGGCGGACCCCGCCGAGGAGATCGTCAATCCCGACGACGGTGTACGGGCTGACGTTGTTCTCGTCGTCCTCGTCGGGCAGGCCCACCGTGTCACCGACGCCGAGGTCGTTGACGGTGCCGGGCGTCGGCCGGCCGTCGCCGTCGTCACGGGTGCGCCCGGCGGCCGCGTCCAGGTGGTCCGCGGCGCGGCGAGCGGCCCGGCCCTCGGCGGTGTTCGGGGAGGAGGTGGCGCGTAGCGCATCGGCCAGCCCCGTGGCCTGCTCCGGGGTGACCGGCAGATCCTCGCCGATGCGCGTGACCGCCTGCTGCACCTCCGGCGAATCAGTGGGAGCCGCGCCGTGGTCGGCGATGGCGTCCCGCTCCTCCGGGGCCAGCTGCGGGTCAACGGTGTCGCCGATGACGGGGTCGACTGCCTGGGGCTCCTCCAGCACGCGAAGATCGACGTCGTCCTCTTCGTCGGCCGGGGCCTGGCCGTCCTCGTCGATCAGGTGGGTCACCGGCGCATCAGCCGTGGTGGTGATGTGCGAGGTCTCCCCAGTGCGGGTGTCGGCGACATCGAGGTGAACCCGGTCTCCGTCGCCGTCGCGACCGGTGACCGTGACGGTGCGGGGCCCATCCTCACCGTCGTGGACGATGACGTCGCCCTCGTTGAGGGCGCCGGCGGTGGTCGGCACGACGTCCACGGTGTTCGTGAGGGTCCCCGGCTCGCCGTCGCGGACTTCGCCGACGGTGCGCAGCTCCGTCACCGGCACGGGCTTGATGCCCTCACGCGTGGCGACCTGAGCGGTGTCCCCGTCGATGCCTTCCACGGTGCCGAGGAAGTTCCCGTCCCGGTCGCTGACCACGTGGCCGTCACGCACGTGCTGGCCCTCCGGGGTCCAGCCTGTGGGCCGGGCGGCGCCGCCGTCGGTCACGGTCACGGACGACGGGGCGAGACCGGACTCCTGCTTGTCGTCTCCCCACCGGACTGAGACGGTCGCCGAGTTCGCTCCGGTGACCACGCCCTCACGGCCGTTGTCGTCCCGTACAAGGCTGCCCGGGAACAGCCCCCGCCCGGACGGGTCGGTGGCGATGCGGTCCGCGATGTTCCCGCTGAGGACATCCCCCTCCGCGCCGGTGACGAGGGAGCTGTCCCCCCGCTCCAGTTCGTCGTCCGGTTCGCTGGTGGCGCGGGCCGCCGAGGCGTCCACGGGCGTCCACACCGGGGAGCGGTCGCCGCTGCTGCCGTCTCGGGTAGCCGAGATGAGCGTCATGAACATCTCGGTGCTGCGGCCCCGGCGGGAGACCGCGCGGCGCTGCGGCGCCTGGATGACGTACCCCGACAGGGTGCGCGGCTTCCCGGCCCGAGTGGTGCCCTCGATACGGACCACGTCGCCGAGGTCCAGGTCGCTGACGCTGACCCACTCAGCGGTGCGGCCGCCGATCGGTTCCGGTGCGGGACGCTCCTCCGGTGCGGTGGCGGCCGACGCCGACGCCACGTCCGACAGCTTCGGCGCCTCGGGGGCAGAGGAGTGCTCCTCCCGGCTGGGAGCCGGCTTGGGGACGGACTCGCCCGGACGCGGGCGGCGCATCGTGCGCACCCGGACCGGATCGGCAACCAGGTGCAGGCCAGTCAGCCGACCGACCTTGTTGCCGTCCAGATCGAACTTGCCGCTCTCCGTGGCGCTGCCGCCGTCGGAGACGTAGTCCCCCATCACACCGAACGGAAAGTCCAGACCCTGACCCACGGAGCCGCGGGTGAGGTAGCCCGGCCGGTTGCCCACCACTCCGCGCTCCGACCACTCCGACGGCCCGCCGGGAAGGGTGTCGTAGGCGAAGACGTGGAAGGCGGACACCTCGTCACCCGGCATCAGGTCCCGGGGGTGGTGGACGGGGATCGTGTATCCGTCCTGCTGCGCCGAGGCCAGCCACTTGGGGTGGTGCTCGTCCATCCGCTGCTCTTCCATCAGCAGCAGGTGGGACCGGGTGCGGTCGTAGAGCCGGTCGTCCTCGTCGAACTTCTCCATGAGGGCCTTGGCCACGGCCACGGCCAGGTTCTCGCCGTCCGGGCCGCGGAAGGCCATGGCCCGCTCGGGGGCGTCCGGGGCGTCCCACAGGAACGGATCGCCGTCGCGGTCCCGGATGCCCTCCAAGGCCTCGGTGTACGCGATGGCCTGCTCGCGGGTGATGTCGACGGGGTCGAACAGCACGTTCATCGACCCCGGCGCCAGGATGCGCCACTGCAGTCCGCGCCGGTTGTGGTGCTTGAACTGGCCGATGGCGAGCCGACCGCCGGGGCTCATCTCCAGCTTCTTGCTCTTGATGACCTCGTCCAGCCGAGACCGCATGTCGTAGTTGCCGCCGGGGCCCGGGTCATCGAGTTCGCCGCCCCGCAGGTGCTCGCGGAGCGCGGCGACGTCGCTGAAGCGCGGCTTCGACGTGTCGAACGGCTCGTGCGCGGGCTCGGTCTCCGGCTCGGCGACGGCGGGCGCGTCGGTGCCCGTGTCCGCGACGGCCGAGTCCGCGGTGTCCGCAGGTTCGGCAGGCGCGTCGGTCTCGCCGCGGGCGGCCCGCTGCTGCTCCTCCCACTCCCACCGATCGAGACGCTCCGACTGCCTCTTCTGCTCGCGGAACTGGTTGTAGGTGACGCGACCACCGTTCTGATCGAACCACTCGATCAACTCGTCGGAGGCGTACTTGCGCCAGGCGTCGTTCGCGGACAGGAACCCGCCGTTGAAGACGTCGTCCTCGCTGTACCCCTTGCGCTGCCCCTCGTTGTTCAGCATCGAGGCGCCGCGCATGGCGATGTCGGCGCGATTCCGACGCTCTTCGTGCCACACCTGGTACTCGTCGCGGAGCTGCTGGTCCTTCGAGGGGCGCTTGGGCCGGACGATCTCCGGCGCCACGTCCATCCGGCCGAAGCCCAAGGCCTCGTCCATGGCCTTGTTTTCGGCCTCGCGCTCCTCGTTGGACGCGGGCGGCTCCTGGGGCAGGACATCACGAAGCCGATCGGCCGGCGGGAACCGGCGGTCCATCTCGGCGGCGTACCGCTCCCAGTCCTCGGCGTTGAAGTCCTGGTGCGGCAGCGACTCAAGTTCGGCATCCGACAGGACCGACAGATCCTCCGGCAGCGCGGACGGCTCCGCACGGGCGTCGTTGGATTCGAAGGCGTCGCGCTCGGCCCTCATCGCCTGGGGCAGGTTGCGGCCCTGGCCGTCGCGCCAGGCGCGTACGGCCGCCGGGTCGAGGTCACCGTTCCACGTGAACGGGGTGCCGCTCGCATCGGTCAGTCGCTCGTACCGGTCGGCGAGTTCGCGGGCCTGCGCCGCACTGTAGGCGGCCACCGCAGTGTTGCCAGCCCCGCCGAACCCAGCACCGGTAAGAGCGTGCGCGAAGTACCACAGTGCGGGCTGCCCGTTGGCCAGGGCCTCGTGGTCGTCCGTCCACATCACCAGGCCGCCGCCGGCGGACCGGGTCAGCGTCGGGTTGTCGGCGAGGCGACGCAGGAAGTCCCGGTGCTCCGGGGTGTCCATGCCCGTGGGCAGGTTCCGGCCGGCCCGGTAGTCGTCGCGCAGCCCATCGAGGTCGCTGGAGTCGTCGCCGTCACCGTTTCCGTCGTCGCGGTTGTCGTGCTCGGGGATGTGCGGCAGCAGCGGCCGGTCGAGGTCGGGGCCGTCTGGCCGGTCGCGGTCGCGGTCACGGCGGTCACGGCGCCGCCGGCGGCGGTCGCGGTCACGCTCGCGGCCAGCTCGCTCATCGATGTCCTCGCCCGAGGCCCCATCGTCTTCGTCGTCGTGGTCGCGGTCCGGCGAGCCGTCACGGTCTTCGTCGGCTCCATCGCCGCTCGCTTCGTCGGGCGCGGCACCATCTCGGTCACCGCGGTCGCGGCGGCGGCCGCGCCCCTCGCGGTTACCGTCCTCTTCCTGGTCCTGGCCGCGCTCGTCCTGCGACTCCTCCTCCCGGTCGCTGGCGGTGTCGCCGTCGTCCTGCCCATCGCGGGCTGTTCCGTCCGGCACGCCAGCGGCGTCACGGTCGTCCGCCTCCGAAGCATCCTGGTGAGGCAGGTCCGCGACCGTCTCCTCGCGGTCCTTGCGGTCATGGATGATCTCATTCACCGGCAGGCCGGTGTCCTCGGCGCGGGCGAGCCGAGGGACACCCTTGTCCTTGTCGCGTATGAAGAGGGTGATGCGGCCGGAGTGGAATCCCGGAGGGCTGAACGGGGTGTCCGAGATGGTGACGCGCCAACCGCTCACCGGGCCCTTGCCGCCGTGGGCGATCGTTCCCCTGACGGGCCTACCGACGACGTAGCCGAACTCCCGGCGGCGCCTCGGAGCGCCGCCGGAGTCCCCGTCCTCGAAGCCGTACAGCTCGATCAGGTCGCCCACGTTCAGGGCGTCAGGGGCGACCTTCTCCGCGTCCGCCTTCTTGACCTTCGCGGACTGCTCCCGCATGAAGGCGTTCGCGTCGTCGTTCCGCTGCCGCGTGTGGTTGTAGGCGCGGGGATCTTCCGGTCGCAGCACGTCGAGGTGGCGAGCAGCGCGGTTGATCACCGACCCAAGCTCATCCCGCAGGATGGTGTCCGAGTCCTCGGTGAGGTGGGGGCCATGCTCGATCAGCCATCGAGCCTCATCGATGGCCGTCCCCAGATCGTCCGCCACGTTGCCACTCGGGCTCTCCCCACGCCCGAGCGACTTCAACAGGTCGTTCAGAGCCTTCAGCCGAGACTGGCCGGCAGCATCGTAGGCTGCGGCAGCATCCTGGAAACGGCCCGCGCGATCCCAGGCGGGGGCCACCCTCGGGTTGCGCTCCTCGTCCAGGTGGAGATTCATGGACCGGAACTGATCCGCCTGGTCCGGGCTGATCCGCGTGAGGTCGCGGTAGTTGTCGTGGGCGTCACTCGCCAACGCGAGGTATGCCAGTGCAGCCTTCTTGTTCCTGAACTGAGGCGGCTGCATTCCGGCGCCTGGGAACGGGAGCTGAGCCTCCCACTCCTGCAGCTTCGGTCCGGTGGCACGCACGTTGCCCACGTACCGGCCCTTGTACCAGGTGTTGGGAACGTACAGGTCGCCGTCGGACCTCTGGGTGGTCTGGTCGGCGAGCTGGGCTATGCGCGTCTTCGGGTCGGGGCCGAACAGCAGCTTTTCGCCCTCAGCCGTGACCAGATGATTCGACCCCACCGAGTGCTCGATGAGTTCGGCCGGGCTCAGGAAGCGGCCCTGCTGTTCGGGTTTGTCAGCCACGTCGGCCGAGGGCGCTGCGGCCGTCGGAGCCTCCTGCGGGCGGTACGGCTTGGCCCACGGGTCAGGCTCGCCCGGCCGGGGCAGCGTCGACAGCGAGCCTTCAGCGAGATGCGCCTGGTACCGGATGTTCTCGGCGAGACGGCGCAGCACACGCTGCCGGTTGCGTCCCTCCTTGGTCTTCGTGTCCTCCGCTGCGGCGGCGTCGTCGACCGCCGTGGCGAGGCGGCGCATCTGCGCCATGGTGATCCCGCGTGACCAATTCTCTGCGGCTGTGCGCAGCTCGGGGTCGTCGGAGTTTTTCCAGTCGGCGACGAGCGTGCGGAACTCGCGCTCTTGGGCGTCGGGCAGCGCCGAGTACCTGAGTTCGGCGACGACGTCTTCCGGCGCGATGTGCCGGAAGGGCTCTCCGCCGACCATGTTGCGGTCGCTGCGGGCGTTCATGGCGACGATGCTGGCCATGAGTTCGGCGGCGCGGATCGGCCCGCCCTTGTTGTTCTCCTTCCAGCTCGTGGAACTCTTGGTGCCGCCGCGGGCGTCCTGTCCGTACCAGGTGGTGCCGCGGCGGCGGATCCAGCCGAGGACGTTGCCGGCGTCGTCCAGGACCTCGCCGTGCCCCTCGTCCAGGTTCAGGTTGGCGAGACGGGCGTTGTCGGCCCGAAGCTCCAGGCCCTCCGGAGACTGGGCCGCGGCCAGCTTCTGCTGCTGCTTCTCTGCGCTCGGGTCCTCCGGCTCCGGGGCCCGCTCCTCACCCGGACGGGAAAGCTGGTCCTCCGGGTAGAGCTGGTAGGTGCCGTTCTCGTTGACCAGGACGCCGTCCGGGGCGTAGCCGACGACGTATGCGGTCCCCTTGGGGGTGACGACCTCGTCTCGCGAGGCGTACTTCGGGCCCGTCTGCTCGCCTGCGGCATCACCCTGCGGCGCGTCGGCGGTCTCGTCCGGCGCGGCCGGCGTCTGCTGGTCCTCGAAGTCGGCCCGCGCCCGCTCGTCGAGACGACGTGCGGCTTCGTCCTCACGCGCCCGCTGGTCGCGGGTGGCCCGGTGCCGTTCCAAGAAGGTGTCGAGCGCCCCGATCAGGTCACCCAGCGGCTTGTCCATCTTGTCGCGCTCGGTGCTCAGCAGCGACGCCCGCAGGGCGGTCGCCTGGTCACGGGCGTCGACAAGGTCTCGCTCGGCACCGTCGTAGTCGCCGTCTTCCAGCGCGGCGACGGCGTTCATGACGCCGCGCCGGATCCGGCTGACTGAGTCCGGCAGCTCCCGCAGCCCCCACGTCTCCGACGCCGCGATCCCCAGACGGGTCTCGGCCACGTCCACGGGGGCGAGCCCGTCGCGCCACTCCTTGTTGTCGGCGAACGGCTGTGAGCCGGGCGCCTCGCCCACCGTGTCGGATTGGGGGGCAGAGGTCTGCTGCTCGTGCGCGGAGCGCAGGCGCTTGACGAGCCCGTCGGTGATGCCCTCCGACGTCGTGTTCATACGAGCGATGTGGACTTCGGCTCGGTCGCGGAGTTGCTCCAGCACCTCTCGGTCAGCGGAGTCGCGACCAGCATGCTCCGGGTGCGTGTCGAGGTAGGAGAGGAGCGCGTCGATCGACTTGATGACTCGCTTCCAGCCGCGCTGCTGGGTCGAGTACATCTGGTCGTTGGTGTCTCGGTGACCAGCAACGGCATCCAGGTCCGCCGCCAGGCGCCGACCATCGCTGTCCTCGGGCTGGGCGAGAAGGCGGGCACGCAAAGAGGAGTTGTTCCACGCGCTGATCAGGGAACGGCGTTCCTCCGAAGCCTCGCGGGGGGACTGCAAGCCGGGTTCGTCGTAGTGCCCCGTACGAGGGTCGGCGTCGTCGTCCTGGCGCGTCGTCGGTTCGGCGGACGGAGCGTCCTGGCCCTCCGGCGTGTGCCGCGAGGCCGCGTCATCGCGCGGCGCAGCGTCGGCGCCGCCGAGGCGGACCTCGTCCGAGGGCCGGTAGAACAGCTCGCGGCCCTCCTGCGTCACGATGCGGACGCGGCCCCGGCCGGTCCTGTTCGGCGGCTCGGCCACCGTGTGCACGCGGCCGTCCGCATCGGTGAACCGGTCACCCTGCTTGAGCTGGTCCGCCCGCCGAATCTCCGCCTGTCGGAGATCGCGGGTGTCGCGGCCTTCCGCGTCGGCGAACATGTCCGGGGTGCCGTACTCATCGTCCGGCCGGTCCAGCGGGTTGTCCGGGTCGGCTGCGGTGCTCGGGCCGGCCGGGTCAGCAGGCGCGGAGAACAGGCCGTCGTCTTCGCCACCGTCACCTTCCACCTGGTCCCGGGTGAGATCGGCCCAGTTCCCGCCGGGGCCGCTGCGCTGCGGCGTCGGCTTCGGCTGCTCACGCTCCGAACGCTTCCCGGCCCGGCGGTCCTTCTCCGCTTCCAGAGCGGTCAGGCGGGTCTTCGCGGCGCCCGTCAGCGGCCCGTGAACCATCTCGTGCTCGATGAGCGCCACGATCTCCGCCTGCAAGTCCTCCGGCGACATGGCCCGAGGGCTGTCGGCGCCGACGGGAGGCTCCGGCACCTCGTCGTCGTCTCCCTGCTCGGACAGGCCGCGCCCGCTCGGCGGTTCGGACGGCCCCCCGGAGCCCGCGCCGCCGGCCGGGCGGATCGACTCCATGTCCTCGTCGACCTGATCGCGGTCGATCGTCACCGTGCCGGCCCCGCCCGCACTCCCGGATTCGCCCCGCTCACGCGCGGGAGCCCCACCGGAGCGGGCGCCGGGCACCCGGCTGGCGCCCGCGGGCCGCAGTTCGGCGAGTTCGCGTTCGACGTCCTCGCGGTCCAGCGTCACCACGTCGTTGTTGACGTTGTTCAGGGCGGCGGCCGCGGCCGCCTCGTCGATCTCCCGTTCGCGCTGGTCCTCGATGCCGAGTTCTTCCTTCAGCTCGGCGACGCGACGCTTTGCCTTCAGGTAGCCCTCGTCGTTCGGGTCCACCTCCCGTCCCTTGTAGTTCTTCAGCTTCTCGTTCGCGGTGATCAGGTTCGACAGCAGCGCGACACGGCGCTCCTTGGACCGCAGCCGCTCGCTGTACGGGGAGGTGCCCCCCAAGCCGCGGAGCGCGCGGGCACGTTCGTCTTGCGCGACTTCAAGGGTGTGCTCGGCGTCGGCGATGGCCTCATCGAGATTGCTCAGGCGGCGTTCCAGCGAGGCGAGGATGCCGCGGCCGGAAGCCTCATCGAGCTGGCTGGGCGTGTAGACGCCCCGGGTGTCCGGCTCGTTGGGGTGCTCCCAGTTCGGCCAGTCGAAGCGGACCTTGGCGACGCGGTTGCCGAACTGGTCGTGGTCGATCTCGACGTGGAAGTCGTGCCCGCCGAGGTGGCCGAGGGGAACCCGGGCACCGTCCTGCAGACTCATGTTGCGGGCGGCGGCGCGCACCCGCTGGACCAGGTCGTCGTAGACGTCGGCGCGCTGGTCGAACTCCTGGTCGCCGAGGCGGATCCGGAACTTGTCGCCCGCGACATCCTCGCGGCGGGCCAGAGCGTCGCGCCATGCCGGCAGCACGGTGGCGAGGTCGTGGATGATGCTGTCGGCCGCGGCGACGGTACGGCGCCGGGTGTCCTGGTCGCGGTGCCACCTGCGGTCCGCGCGCTGCAGATCGACAACGTCGGCGCCCGCCTGGGCGTAGTCCATGACGGTCATGTCGCCGGTGGCGATGGCCTTCATCTGGCCGAAGGAGACGGCGATGTCGCCGATGTCCTCCATCTCGCGGGCGTCGAAGTCCTTGCGGTCCATCTGCGCGATGAAGGAGGCCTTGCGCTCCAGCGTGCCCAACTTGAAGGCGTCGAACGTCTCCTCGGTGACGTACGAGATGATCCGCACGTCGTCCGCGGTGCCGGGGATTCCCGGCATGTTGAGGTTGCCCTGGCGTTCGATCCGGCCCTCGCGCTGGGCCATGTCGGCCGGCCGCCACGGGAAGTCCATGTGGTGCAGGGCGACGGCGCGCGTCTGGATGTTGGCCCCGGTGCCCATCTTCTCGGTGGAGCCGATGAGCACCGCGACCTTGCCGGTGCGGGCGTCCTCGAACAGCTTCGCCTTGGCCTTGTCCGTCTTGGCCTCGTGGATGAAGCGGATCTTGTTGGCCGGGACGCCCGCCTCGGCGAGCTGTTCCCGCATGTACGCGTAGGCGTCCCACGCGTTTTTCGCGGTCGACCCGGGCGTGCCTGCGTCCATGAAGACGATCTGCAGGGAGCCGGGCAGCTTCTGCGGGGTGTGGTCCTTCTCGGATACCGGGTAGATCCGGTCCTTGTTCTCCTCGTAGATCTCGGCGATCTTGTTGACGGCGGCGTCGATCTTGCCGCCCTCTTCGCCGTGGCCGCCGACGAGCCGCATGTCGATCGCCGCGCGGGAGGCCAGGCCGATCGCCTTGAGTACGCCGCCCTGCTTGTGGACCCACTCCTGGTTGGGCAGTGCGGTGACGAAGGCTTTCTGCTCGGCGGAGATCGGCACCTTGACGACCTCGCCGCGCCTTCCGTCCGCGCCCGCGCGCACCTTCGGGGTGGGCAGGTTGAGGTCGGCGGCGGTCTGCACGTCGACAGCGAGCCGGTACATGCGCAACAGCTCGGCGGCGTTGTGGAAGCGGGCGAAGCGGGCCTTCATCCGGAACCCGGAGCCGTCGGGGGCCAGCTCCAGGTTCTGCACGATCTCGCCGAACGTCGCGGCCCAACTGTCGAAGTCGTCGACGCCGGCCTCTTCGAGGATGTCCGGGCGTAGGAAGCGCTGCATCACGTACGCCTCGGTCACGCTGTTCGCGATCGGCGTGCCGGTGGCGAGGGTGACGACGCGGCCGCTCTCGTTCCGATCGCGCAGGTACTCGATCTTCATGTGAAGGTCGGAGGCCCGCGCAGAGCCGGTGATCGAGGCGCCCTCGATGTGCGAGGCGGTGGGCAGATTCTTGTAGCCGTGCGCCTCATCGACCATCAGGTAGTCGATGCCGGTGTCCTCGAAGTGGACCGCGCCCTGGTCCTTCTTCGCCGCCAGCTTCTGCTTGAGCTTGGCCTCTTTGGACTTGAGCGTCTCCTCCAGACGCTTCAAGGTCAGAGACTTGCCCTGTCGGGCCTTGGCGTTCACGATCGCCTCTTCGAGCTTGTCAAGCTCGCGGCGCATGTACTTCTCTTGGGCCTCCGCCCGCATCGGGATCCGCTCGAAGGCGCCCTGGGTGAGGATGATCGCGTCCCAGTCACCCGTCGCGGCCTTGGCGACGAACCGCCGGCGCTTCTTGCCGGTGAGGTCCGTGGAGGACGCCGTGAGCAGCTTCGCGTCGGGGTACAGCTCCAGGTATTCGCGCCGGAACTGGCCGAGCATGTGGTTGGGCACGACGATGGCGGGCTTGCGGGCCATGCCCGTGCGGCGGAGTTCCTGCGTACCGGCGACCATCGTCGCGGTCTTGCCGGCGCCGACGACGTGCGCGAGCAGCACCGATTTCTCGCTGACGATCCGGCGGATGGCCGCGTTCTGGTGCGGGCGCATCTTCCACTCGGCGTTCGCGCCGGGCAGCGCCAGCGGGGAGTCGTCGTACTCCCGCATCACCAGGTTGTTGAAAGTGTCGTTGTAGACCCGGGCCAGGCGCTTCGCCCTCGCGGGGTCCTCCCACACCCACTCGGAGAACCGCTCGGCCATCTCCTTGGCCTTGGCCTGTGCCTCGCTGGTGGCCTCGTCGTCGGTGAACGTGACCTTCTTGCCGCCGACCTCTTTCGTACGGGTGACGACGATGGTGCGCTGCTCCAGCAGTGCCTTGGCGATCTCCGGGGCGGGCTTCTTCTTCGTGCCCCAGTCGGACGTCGCGGCGATACCGGTACTCGGGCCCTCGACCTCCCACATGGAGGCGCCGCCGCGCTCGGCGCGAACGCTCTTCGTCCCGAGGAGGTGCTGCAAGAACGCCGTGACGTCCGTCTCGGGGATCCACGGGGCACCCATCTTGACCTTGATCTCGGAGGGGTCGAGATCACGGGGGATGACGGCCTTCAGCGCGGCGACGTTCGCCGAGAACCGGGGGTCGACCTTGGCCGCCGCCTCGGCGATCGCCAACTTCTCCCGGACGTTGCCGGACAGGTACTCGCCGCGGGAGATGAGCCGATTGGTGCCGGGCTCGTCGAAGGCGAGCGGGCCGAGTTCCTCGCGCAGGGCCTGCAGATCAGTGCGGCCCAGCAGACGGGCGATCGTCGGCAGGTGCAGCTCGCCGCCGTCGAGTTCCTGCGCGAGGGCGATGGCCTGCTCAGGGCTGTCGGCCCGGTCGGCGATCTCGCGCGGCGCGAGGACGCGCTGGCGGAAGATGTCGGCCTTCTTCGCGGACTTCGCGGTGTCGTCCCACTTGTCCAGGCCGAACACCACGGCGGAGGCCGGGTCGTCCTCGAAGAGCTGGAGCGCGGACGGAAGCTTCCAGGCGTCCGGCACGTCCTTGAGGCCTTCGGCCTTCGCCCGGTCCTTCGCCTCCTGGGGGCTGAAGTAGCGGGTCTGACCAGGCTTGTCGATCGGGCCGTGCTGCTTGACGTAGGCGTCGTACGCCTCGTTGAGCTGCCGGCGCAGGGCCCGCATGTCGTTGGTTTCGCCGGTCTCCCGGGTGGCGCCTTCGAGCTGGAGCAGCCGGTTGGTGAGGTCGCGCAGGGCGATCAGCTTGCGCAGCTGCTCCCGCTGAGTGGGGTGGACGTCGAGCGGGATGACCACGCCGTCCTCGACCTGGGTGAAGGAGCCGTCCGAAAGCACGTGGACGGCGCCTTCGTGCTTCTCCCCGGCGAGTTCCAGGTTCCGGTCGACAGCGTCGATCTCCGGCACGTACCGCATGCGGTTCGGCCGCTCTTGTGGCAGGTACGTGGCCTGGCGGATGCGTTCCAGGCCGGCCTTCAGCGCGGGGCCGGCGTTCGAGTCGCCGACGACGGTCAGCTCGTGGTCGGAGAACTGGCCGCGGCCGGTGGTGAGCTGCCCGAGGATCATCTCGGGGTGCTGCTGGAAGTAGTCGTTGACCGCGATCTCGTGGCCGTTGACGGTCGTCTTCGACGACCGAGTCCACGACATGTCGATGTCGTGCGTGTTCTCGTCGCTGAAGCGGCGACGGAAGACCAGCACGTCCGTGACGACGCCGGTGCCGGCGGCTTCCTGGTGGGCGCCCGCGGGAAGACGGACGGCGCCCACCAGGTCGGCCATGTAGGACATCTGGCGGCGGGCGGTGTCGTCCTCGCCGTCCATCGTGTACCGGCTGGTGATGACGGCGACCAGGCCGCCGGGCCGGACCTTCTTCAGGCTCTTGAGGATGAAGGTGTCGTGGATCGAGTGCCGGTTGTCCGGGTTGACCTGCTCGTCGTACATCGGGAACCGGCCGAAGGGGACGTTCCCGATGGCCAGGTCGAAGAACGAGTTCGGCATCCGGACGTCGCCGAAGGAGTCGTTGATGATCCGGGCGTCCGGGTAGAGGAGCTGGGAGATCGCCGCGGTGGTGGGGTCCAGTTCGATGCCGGTGATCCGCGCGCCCTCGGGGGCGGCGCCGATGAAGTTGCCGCTGCCCGAGCCGGGCTCCAGGACGTTGCCGCCGTCGAAGCCGAGTTCCTGCACCAGGTCCCAGAGGGGCTGTACGAGTTCGGCGTCGGTGTAGTGCGCGTTGAGCGTGTTGGCCTTGGCGGCGTTCCACTCGTCGTCGCTCAGGAGCTGCCGTACGGCGGCGCGCTCCTCAGCGAACGACTCCCACCTCTTCAGGGCGCGGGCGTACTTGGCCGGGTCCGGGTTTCCGTCATCGTCGCGGAAGGCGCCGTCGGTCGGCTCCGGCTTGTCGGCCAGCACGATCGGCAGCGCGCCCCAGCCGGACCAGCGGGCGAGGACTTTCTGCTCGGCCGGTGTCGCCGGCCGGTTCTCGGCCTGGATCTGCCGCAGCGTCTTGACGGCCGCGACGTTCGCGCGGGCCCTGGCCTTCTCGCCCGAAGGCGCCAGATCCTTCTGGGACTTCGGGCGGAAGGACTGTGCGGCTACAGCCTGCCGTGATCCGGAAGCTCGGCGTTCTCCATCCCGGGCTCGGCCGGCAGGAAGATCCTGTCGTGCATCACGATCTCCCGGGCCTGCGCCATCGCCTGCGTCCTGGCCGCCACCCGGTCCATGAACTTCTCGCTCGTCTGCCTGCTCAGTATCTGCTCCGCCAGAGTCCTGATCTCCTCGCTCGCCTCCATCCCGAGCTTCGCGAAGAACTCCTCCTTCTCCGCCGCCGTCCCCAGCTCCGCGTACGCCGTCGGCCTGTACGTCTGCCAGTGCTTCTCGGCGGTCCGCCCGAGCTTGTTCACTGCCACTGCTGTCGTCTCCCGTAGGGGTGGTGGTGTCGGGGGCGGACTGATTATCCGTCCCGGTCGTGGCGGGCGCGGCGGCGGGCTCGGCCGGCCGCTCCCTTTTGTTCTTGCTGTCGCGGCGGTCCTTCAGCGTGGCGTCCAGGCGCTGCCCGTGCCGGGCCGCGCGGTCCCGGATCGCCTCCAGGACAGGGCGCGCCTTGCCGTACGGGTCCCGGCCCGGCTCGTCGTCGAGCGAGGCGAGGACCGCTTCTGCGGACCGCTGCAGTTCATGGCTGGCCTGGATGCGCTGGCGGATGCCGGTGGTGGCCGCCAGGCGGCGGAAGCTGGTGCCGAGGTTGGCGGCGAGTTCCTGCTGAGGCCCGTTGGCCAGGTCGTGCGCCAGGTTGGCGCCGTTCCACTCGTCCCGCAGGGCCTCGATCTCGGTCTTCGCCTGCGCGTACGTCTTGGTGCCGTCCTGCCCGTACGGGGCGTCGGCGGCGTCTGCCGAGTCGTCGTCGCGGTCGCGGTCGGTAGACGTGCTGGCGCTGTCCCCGGCCGACTGCTGCTCGGTGTGACCGTCGTGGTCAGCCGGAGTGGAGGTCTCGGGGGCGTCGTGCTGGTCGCGCTGGGCGGCCTCGCGATCGTGCTCGGCGATCAGGTCGGCAAGAGCGGCGTCCCGGGTGCGGAACTTCTTCTCGGAGCTGTAGCGGGTGCCGTGACCGATCCGGTTCCACGTCCAGGCGCCATCGCTGCCCTGAAGGCTGGCGTCGCTGCTGTCGTCGCCGTCGATCGTGACGGGGTACCGGGACCGCTTGCCGTCGAACGGTTCGACGCGAGCCCGGCGGTCGTTGGTCTCGCCGTACTTCAGCCGGTCGCGGCGCTTCATCTCCTTCAGCGCGGCCTGGGCGCGGCCCTGGGCAGCGGTCATACGGTCCCGGTCGGCGAACCCGGCGTTGCGGAAGTCCCGGGTGGCGGCGACGTAGGCGTCCTGGAGTTCCGCGTCGTCGAGCGACGCGAGGTCAGGGGTGCTGCCCCCGGCTGTCTCGGTGTCCGGTGCGTCGGACGGGGCGCCGACGGGGGCCTCCGGGACCGCCGGCACCTCCGGTGTCGCGGGGGCGCGAAGCCGGTCCTCGTCGCGCCGTACCTCGATCTGGCGGCCGTCGGCCGCGAAGCCGCGGACGAGGTTGTCCACGGCCAGGGCCCGGGTCACGGGCCGGGTGTTGGCCGTGGTGACGTACGCCTTCGCGCCGTGTGACCACACGAAGCCGGCCCTGCGGAGCCGCTTGTGCATGTCGGGGTCGTCCCGGTCGACGCCGTGGATGAGCGCGCGGCTGGGCGAATACTGAATCCAGACCGGGTCCTTCTGGTCGTCGGGCTGGCTGGCCAACATGTGCTGCCGGGCGGCGTTGACCGCGAAGTCGGTTTCGGTGCGGCCGCTGACGTGCCGGTCGCCCATGTCACCGACGTACGCGGAGCGGCGGGTGTTGCGGTCGAACACGGACCGGCCGGTGGCTATGCGCTTGCCGTCCGGGCCGAAAACGTTGGTGCCGTCCTCGCCGCGAGCCATGCGGTAGCCCGGGAAGCCGGCGAGTTCGGTGGCGTCGTCGGGGACGTCGGTGTCGTGGCGGCTGGGTTCGCTGCTCACGCGGCCCGACGTGATCTCCCGCATCCGCTTGCCTGCGGGGGAGTCGAGGCGCGCTCCGATGCCGTGGCTGTCCCAGTTGAACGGCTGGCCGTTCTCGTCGCGGTAGTCCCGGTACGCGTGGGCCCGCGCGATGGCGTCGGGCTTGCCCTTGTCGGAGGGCAGGATCGCGATGGGCACGGAGGTGCCGGCGTGGAAGACGACCCAGCGCTGCTTGCCCTTGACGTCCATCTTGCCGATGAGGAAGCCGTCCACGACCTGCGGGTCGGTGACGAGGTCGGCGCGCTGGCGGGCTACGGACTCGCGCTGCTTCCGCTCGTTGTGGGTCTCCCGGAGGCGCGGCACGTCCGGGTTGGTCCGCCAGTGGTCGAGGACCTGGGCGACCGTGGCCAGGCGGCCGCCGTCGCCGTCCTGCTGAGCCGTGTCCTGCTGCGCCTGCGAGTTGCCGGCCGGCTCGACGAGGGCGTCGTCCTGGTCGCTCTGGTCGTCCTGGGCGTCGTCGCCGAGCATCGGCTGCTCGGCCTGCGGCTGGGGCTTCGCCTGCTCCTGGTGCTCTTCCCGCTCGCGGCCGGAGTCGTGCTCTCGCCCGCGGGCAATAGCCGCGTCAATGCCGTCTCGGCCGTTGGCCATGTCGAGCCGGTCGGCGACGTACGGCGCGTCCCAGTCGAAGGGGCGGCCGCGGTCGTCGCGGGCGTTCTCCAGCTCGTTCGCGAAGTGCAGGGCGTCCGGCTTGGAGCGGAAGCCGGCCTGGTGCGTCATGATCGTGCCCGACGCGACGTGGTACACGTCCCACTTGCCGTTGCCGTGCCGGGTGACCAGGAAGTTGCCGTTGGACGAGAGCTGCGACGTCCGGGCGAAGTCCATGCCGCGTGTGGCCGAGTACGTGTCGATCCGGACCTGCGCGCGCTCCTGCTTGGAGGCGTCCCGCACGTGCACGCCGTTGTGCGTGCGCGGAGGCCGCTTCCACCGAGGGTCTTTGGCGCCCGACTCCAAATGGTTGCGGGCCGCGGCGACGGTGGGGAACCGCGGAGCCTTCTTCGGCTCCTCGTCGTCGCCGATCGGCTCGCCCTCGTCGTCCGTGTCGTGCGGGGCGTCCGAGGAGTCCGGGTCACCGTGGTCGTCGGAGGTGACGCCGTCACCGCGGCGCGGGTCGGCGTCGCGCCGATCTTCCTCCGCCTGGACCTTCTCCTTGCTCCTGGTGGGCGCGGTGCCGTCCGGGCGGGCGACCATGGTCAGGCGCGACGTCTGGATGGGACGCTGATTGTTGCCGTCCAGGTCGGAGATCTGCACCTTGGTCTGGGACAGGGCTCGCACGACACGGGCGAAGCCGCCGCCCCAGATGCGAGCGATGCCGCCCGTTTCCACGAAGCGGCCCTTCGAGTCGCGCGGGTGGAGTTCCTCCCGCCAGGGGCGGCGGGCGCGCTTGGTCTCGAAGAGGGAGGCGAAGGCGTTGGTGATCCGGTTCGGCATGCGGCGGACCATGCACAGCAGGTGTGCTTAGCGTCGCGTCCTCACGCGGGCCGATCGATCCCCCGGGAAAACCGTGCCTAACAGACAGACTTCGGGCGCTTCGAGGGCTAGCCGGTCACATCGTCTCGGTGAGGATGTGCAGCAGGAACCACCCGGCGAACCCGAGCCAGCCCACGGTGAAGATCGCGCGGCCGGACTTCGAGGTGCGGGTGCGGAAGAGTCTTCGGGTGTTCTCGCTGAGCGTGTCGCCCTTCTTCCGGTTGATCAGCGCCGATGTCTCGAACAGCACGAACAACAGGGTCCACAGGATCCAGATGACCCAGCTCACAGCGATTCTCCTTCGGGTGCGGTGCGGTAGTGCAGACGGCAGCGGCAGTTGACGGTGAGGGAGCGGGGGGCGAGCGGGTCGCCGGGGAACCGCACCGGCCAGCCCTCCATCTCGAAGGGCTGCTTCACCGGCAGGGTCACTCCCTCGGCGGCGGCATGGGCGGGGCGGACACGTTCGTCGCGCCGGGTCCGCCAGGTCCGCGCGATGCCGGGGCCGACAGCGGCTGCGACGGCGTCGGCGGCGCCGTTGACCGTGGCGGTGGCGGCGGACTCGGCGATGCTGGCGATCACGTTCGTCGACTCCTCGCCCCCCAGCATCTGCCCGACGGTGCCGATCAGGTCGGTGAGGGCGGCGCCGGCCTGCTGGCCCTCATCGAGCGCCAGTTCAAGAGCGCGGTGGAAGGCGCGCATCGTGTCGGCGGCGACGGCCACCGCGGTCAGCACCGCCGCTCCGGTGCCGGCCGACGTCCCGGCCGGACTGCTGCCGAAGGCGTCCGCCGCGTCCTTCGCCGTCGCCCGCGCAACGCGGGTCAGGACGGGGGTGAGGGTGGCGATGACCTCGTCCTGCCACTTCTCGGCGCCCACCACCTTGGCCATGTCCATGGGCTTGCTGCCGCCCCTCGTATCGGACGGGCCGTCATCGAGCCAGAACCGGGTGCCCTTACGGGACTTGGGGGAGCGCAGCCGCGCTGTGATCACACCCTCCTGCCGGGCGAAGAGCGCGGTGAGCGCGGCTACGGCGGCGGCGCGCGCCTGGTCGAAGTCATCGTCACCGACGCTGAACTCGGTGGCCACCGGCAGCGACTTGGACTCCATACGGCGGGCCTCGGCGACGGCGGCCGCCGCAGGCCCCTCGTCGGGTATCGCGCCCTGACCGGACCGGGCCTCCGCGACGGCGGCCGCCGCCGGGCCCGGCTGGTCGCCCGGCATCGTGGCGCGCGCCTCGGCGACCGCCGCGGCCGCCGGACCAGGTTCTTCCTGCGGTCCCGCAGCCGGAGCATTGCCGTGCGCCTCGGCCAGGGCCTGGGCCGCCGCGCCCTCTACCGGCGCCGGACCGGGCTGCTGAGGATCGTTCGGGCCGGGCACGGACCCGGGGGCGGCACCCTGCTCCGGGCCTCCGGCGATTCCGAGTGCTGCCGCGTCGCCGGGCACGAGCGGGACCGGCGCCTTCTGCGGAGAGATCCACAGCGCACGGGTGTGGGGGTTGGCGTACGGCGCGAAGCCGGCGAGCTTCCGGTACTCGTCGATGCTGATGAGGCCCGCGTTCCATTCCTCGCGGGCTTCTGCGCGCCGCTTGCGGCGGGGCAGCTCCAGCACCTCCACGGTCGACGTGTCGTAGCGGAGGCGCATGCCGTCGCCGGCGTCCTTCTCGAACGCGCTGGCGATGAGCTCCAGGTGGCAGAGTTCGGTGTGCAGCCAGAAGCCGAGTTCTTCCTGTTCGGCGTTGTCGAAGGTGCGTCCGCTGGCGTTGCCGGTGACGGATTCGGGCACGCCGAACGCGGCGAGGATCTCCAGCTTGGCGTTGGTGGAGGCGTGCTCGTAGTTCATGTCGCGCGGCTTCGCGGCGGTGTCGACGTAGCTCATGCCGCCGGGGCCGGAGGCGATCACCGACAGGTGGCCGGCGAATTCCGAACCCGGCAGGAACCGGGACTCAAGACGGTCCATCTCCTGCCGGTTGAGGGTGTTCGCGTCGACGGCGATCACCCCGCCAGGCCGCGCGTCGTTCTTGATGAACTGCACGTTGTAGAGCCGGGAAAGATGGTCCAGGTCCACGCTGATGCCCGCGGCCTCCAGCGGCGTGATGCCGCTGAACGGGTCCGTGGGATGCGGGTCGCGGATCCACAGCACGCGCTCGGGCGGCAGCTCCCGGATGACGCCTTCGCGGGTCGTCAGCTCGAAGTGCGAGATGTAGTCGCCCTTCGGGTCCGGGACGGGCAGGACCCGGTCCGGCGGCAGCAGATCGAGCCGGGTGAGGGTGCCAGCCCGGCTGCGCGTCTTCTCAACGAACGCCCCGCGTTTGCTCAGCAGGATCTGCGCGGAGAGCCGCTTGCGGAACATCGGCCCCGTCTCCAGCGGGTTCGCCTGCCCGTTGAGCAGCCGCAGCAGAGGATGGTCCGGGAACGTCTCCTCGAACTCGCCTTCCTCGGTGAGCCCGCGGCCCAGCTCCAGCGGAAGACGGGAGGCGTGCTTGCCGATGGTGTCGACGGCCTTGAAGACCCAGACGACGCGCTCGTACCCCTCGGTGACCACGCGGTCCATGTCCCAGCCGTCCGCGCGGCCCTCGGTGCCCCAGATGTTGCCGGTGCCCGCGTACATCGTCGACGTGTAGGCGCCGCCGGACCAGGAGATCGTCTTCGTCTCCGTGGCTGGCGGCTCGGGGCTGCCGGACAACAGGGAGCGCAGCGCGGGCAGGAAGCGGCGGCCGGCCATCAGCGGACCTCACCCGAGGTCAGCCACAGACCGGCACCGACCCCGAGGGCGGAGGCTGTGGCGAGGCCGCCGAGGGGGGAGAGGGCCCAGACCAGCGCCACGGCGAGCAGCGTGCCCGCCGTGGCGCTCACCGTGCCCACGGCGCGCGCCACGGGGCGGGGACGGGGCCGCTGGTAGAGCGTCCACGAGCCGAAACCGACGAGCACGGCCGCGACCAGACCCGTGCCGACCAGGGGGTGGACGGCGAACGCCGCGGTGACGAGGCCGATCATCCCGGCGGCCACCAGGAGCAGCCCTGCCAGTTCGCGGGCGAGCCGCGCCCCGGCGCGATGGCGGCCGGGCTTGTCCTTGGGTGTCGTGTTCACCCGGCGGAAGCTAGGAACGCCTCCGGGCTAACGTCGCGCGGTCCCCCCCCCGGCTACATGTGCGGGCGGGAGACGCCGGCGACGTACGCCTTGAGCCCGTAGCGGCTGTAGGTGCCGCCCTTGACGAGCTTCGCACCCGGCGGCGGGGTCGGGGTCGGCTTGCGCTTCGCACGCACGGACTGGTCACCGCCGATGAGGTGCCGGTTGTCGATGAGCGCTTCGCACGCGTAGCCGGAGACGTCGGAGAAAGGGCGGCGGCAGTTCTTGCAGTAGGTGTCCAGCGCGTCGATGCGCTGCTCGACCTTGGTCTTGAAGGAGCCGCGGAAGTCCGCGACACGGGCTACGGCCTCTTCGACAACGATCTCGGCGGCGACAACCCAGGTGTGAGGGTGCTTGGTCGCGGTGGCGGAACGGGACGAGGCGTCGGTCACGTGCAGTCTCCCCTGAGAAATCCGGGCCCGCTCCAAGGCCAT